GGCTTACTATCAATGGCAAATAGCGGTCCCAATACCAATGGTTCGCAATTCTTTATTACGGTTGCACCTCAGCCGCATTTAGATAACAAACACGTAGTCTTTGCTAAAGTTGTACAAGGGTATGAAATCGTACAAAAAATGGAAAACATCCCAACGGAAGGTGACCAACCTGTATACTCGTGTGAAATTGTCAATTGTGGAACTGTGGACTAATATTAAAAACTGAGCTGACTAATAATAATAATGTCGCAAATTAAACTCCAACAAATGGTCACAGATTATCCTTGTAGTATAATTATTGATGAGCATGCATGGTATTACCCGGACCTAAAGCATCCAACATCATCTCTATTATATATATGGGACAGTTCTGAACAGCAACGCATTAGTTTAAAATTTATAACATACAGTAATGATACAGCTACTGTAAAAGAGAATGGGGTTGATGGTGTTGTATTTGATCTGCGCTTTCCGGATATGACGTGGTCGATTAGCGTATAAAATAAAATTGAAATTTGAACACCCTGCACAATACCGTATCATTGCTTCGTGTCATGACATCACACGGACATCAATCTGTATTTACCCCACATCACATGCATGTGGACCCCACTCATTCACATGCGTATGCTTGACACGTTGACGGGGCAGCTCGTTATCATCGTGTTGACAAACGAGTGCGGCCAGCAAACCGGTCACGCCGCACCAACATGTTGCTGGATGGTAAACGGTCCAAACTGGCGCACGGGCAACGTCTTTCAGGTACTAAGTACAACACACTCTTGACTTGTACAGAATGCAAGTCAAGACTGCCGCGCAAGCATTTCTTTAATCGTAGCATCCTTCGCATTAATCGCGAGGAGAATGGATGCAATATCCGTTGCCGCGATTGCAACGGAGGTCGTCACACAACACGCCACGGTTACGACTTCGACGGTGGTTTTGTGGTCGAAGAAGAACCTAACACAGAACCTGATTTGGACACAATGGACGCCAAGCAGCGATGAAGAGGAAAGCGAAGTCGTCTTCGTCAAGACTGTGCGCGTTAAGCCCATCAAACCTGTTAAGGCCAGCAGGGTCGAGTAAAAATACAACTACATACCTACCATACCTACGCACATTAAATAAATTTTGTGCTTTGACTTAATTAGCAAGAGAAACATCCCTTGCATCCTGATTCTTTGAACAGTTTGTACTGATTGTGACCGAAAGTAACCAACAGATCAATAAATTCATCTGCAACAATGTCAATAAGTTCAAGTAATTCTGTTTTATCCACTTCTTCCAACCGCGTGGTGCTGGAAATCACTTCGCGTAGTGCATGAATAACTAAATTTTTCTTTTCAACACCTGACAAGTCATTGAACTCTTCAATAAATTTAATACCAGCAGCTATGATACCTATAACTTTGCCGGCGTCAAAAGGTCTTTGTAGTCTAAGATCAAGATATTCCTTGAGCTTTGTAAATTCAGTGTCGGTGTGGCCTAAAGAACCAGCAGTGGCCCGATTGTAACTGGATATATGCTTCTTTTCCTTTTTGCAACATTTAAAGACATTAGTTTTGAGAAAGGTAACGCCGTCCCGTGCAAAATCAATAAGCTTGTCAATAATGTCTGAACCAATGAGATCCACCAGTATTAAAATTTGCTCTTTGTCTGTGGCATCTATTTTGTCTGAAGCACTGACAACATCATGTACGGCACGTAATACGAGATCCTTCACTTGTTCTTCTGAAAATCCTTGGGCTTTGGCTGCAAATTTGACACCGTTGGCGATCAACAAAGCTACTTTGGTCTTGTTAAAAGGTTTTTGTAACTTGAGTTCTAAATAGGCTTTTAATTGTTCATAGAATTGCTCATGGTCAACCATATACTCTTTACAATATTAATTTCTTACAAAGGTTCCGCAGGGAAGAATCAATGTAGCACAATCTGTCCCCCATAGTATGACACACTATGTCCATTTACTGTAAAAATTCTAGGTAATGCGGGTTGATAACTGCAAAGTCGGTCGTATTCTAACCAGAACACAGACAACGGTGGTGTATTGAATGTTACAACAACTGCGAAATTATTACTATTGATATGATCTGTTAATAGGGGTATATCGTCGTAGAAAAAAGTACATGGTGTGCAGTGAACGGCGTCGATCGTATTGGCATATATAGTTTCTTCCAGTGATATAGGTTGATTTGGTATATGAACAATAGGTGTCTCGTCTACACATAAATAAACACCAGTTACTTGCATATTCGGCGTGCGTACGGTTTGTGTTCCGTGTATTAGGTCGTTATTTATGATAAGTAGATGCGAACAAAATTGGAAATTAGTCAAGCTACCGAAATGATGTAATGGAAAACTAAACGTGGTTTCGTTGAGTTGTAATGGTAAAATAGATTCACGAGCGTTCATTGTAATGAATAACTTTATATTTAGAACTTATCTAAATATAAATTGATCTTATTGATTATATTAATGTCACTGCAAGAACAATCTAAATCACTGTCTACCAAAGAACGTGTTGAATTGCGTCAAAAGGCACGCACAAATTTTCTAAATGAACTTAAACTAACAGATGAAGCCAAAGCCAGCATTGAAAACATGCTTGGCAGCGAACCTTACGTCAGTCGTCGTGACCGTGATGGTAACCACACAACATCTACAATGTGGAGGTACACTCTATCCCGTTATTGGTGCCTGAACAACTGGGCAGATGAATTTAAAGGAAGTGTCCATGTTGGAAGCGAGAAAGTAAATTTGATGGAAATGCTTATCTCCAACGGAAGCTTTTTCGGGCAAGTCAAAGCACAAATTAGTCGTGAAATAAATGCAATGGGATACCCTAAGGTTATGTTCCGTGAATATAGTTACACTGACCGTCGCACCAAAAAGGAAGTGCATGATGTTAAAATTCTCGTACCTGTAGCTTAAATATTGTTCCTTCTGATGTCGCCCATTATCTGGATACTATGCTGCGAACATAATTCGCGGAATTCATATTCATATTGGTCCTCCATAGAAACATTAATATGACCTAAACAATCGCAATCTTTGCCCCATTTAACATATGGTAATTTAAGCAGCGGATGTCTGTTAAGTTCCTCTTTTTCTTTGCAAGGGCATTCTACAGCGACATACATTTCAATGATAATCATTATGGATAATGTGTAGTTCATTTTTAACATGAAATTGACCATAATCATATGTCATATGACTAAAACTACAGCTAACTTTACAAGTAAAAGCGATCTATATTCAAAGGTGAATAAGTTAACGCCTGACCAGCAATTTGAGATGGAAACTACGCCGAAGCTTCAGGGTATGCGTTTAGCAGAACTGCAGGCACTAGCGCAAAAATATGTGTTATCCACTGAAAAGCAAGGGAAAACTAAGATGATCTCAATGACAAAGAAGGAATTAGTAGTAGCTATACTGGACTATCATAAGAACGCATAAATAAATACGTATGTGGTTGCAGGCATTTACTGACGAGGTTTCGGCGTCGTGTGCGGCATTATATGTCTATTTTTTTACATATTACTCTTACACACGTTGGGTTTTCTGTTTTATATTTAGCCATATTATTGTCCTCTTTTATAAATAAAATTTCAAATTTGTTTGACACTAGAATTTTTTGTAAATATGTTATATCAATATAATTTCTATAGTGAGTTTTACCATGATATTCTTGTTTATTACACCCAGTTGTACTTCTTGCTTCTATGGCTAAATATGTGTTTGGTTTAATTGACGATAGAAAATCTAAATGGTCTTTATTTGTAATGCTATGAAATGTAAAGCGGGAATAAATTAAATCATATGGGTCTTTGTTTACAGTTATGAAACTCTCATCGAGAAAATTAAAGTTTTCGGCATCATTTATATTTATCCCACAGTTATCTACCCCAGTAACCTTATATTTTGTAGATAAACATTTACTATCTCGACCGTTACCGCATCCGGCATCTAAAATTGTGCGTAGATGTATACACGTGTGCCTATCACCAAAATATTTCATCACAAACGTGCAAAAATCAGAACAATCGTCTAGTGTCTTGTTTGTATTCAAGTAAAATTTTTTCCAATAAATTTTATCATCCATTTATATAGTATAAATACATATATAATATATAAATATAGTTATAATGGCTGGGTACAAAATGTCTGCACAAAAATTAAACACCACATTACTTTTTTTATTGCGGTTGCTCCGTGATAACAATATAACAAATTGGTTTATAGGATATGGAACATTGTTAGGTATAGTGCGAAACAACTCATGCATAAATGGAGATGATGATATTGATATCATATGCGACGCGCGTGATTACAATAAAATTAAACAAATAATAATTGCAAACAATTTACCAATATCACGTCGGTTGCTGGGCAACAAGCTATTAAAAACCTTAGAAACAAGTGAATATGCTTCTATTGATTTTTATATGGCACAAATAAATGACAAAGGCGATTATTATGATATGTGGGAAAATGTAGTATGGTCCGATTGTTACGCAGAAGATAAAACATTGATTGAATATACCTGGAATGACAATACACTATATTTACCGAATAATTATGAACGTAAATTACTGGGACGATACGGTGCAGATTGGAAAATACCAAAAGATACCAAGGGGCCTCGGCCTAAAAAAAAAATATTATGATGAGGTTATGAGGTTTGTAAAATAAATACATGGTAATGTTCGATCTCTGGGACTGTTTTCAGCTGCGGCGCGTTACAACATACAACGATCTGTTCCGCAGAAATATGTAAATTGAACCATATTACACATGCACCGTTCCAGTTCCAGATTTAGATTTGACAAGTTTCTTATACACGGCATGTGTGGGATGAGAACTTAATGATCCATGCAGTGTTTCAAGTACTTTAATATGAATGATTATGGAAAACATGTGTATTTGGCACAGCATTGCAAAGCCGTTATCGAAAAAACTATATCGGAGTTTGAAAATAAATAATTAACTCTATTTCTTCGTCACCGTGACAGATTTCTTAACTTTTCCCTTAGACATCTTGTCATCATTTTCCCTTAGGAATTCTTCCATATTTTCATTAAATTCCCATGTATCTGTTAACATATAATCCAACATTGCAGTCAGTTCCTTGTAATATATACATATTGGGCGAACTCTGAGACCATAGACGCCTATAGCTCCTTTGGGTCCAACTTTCAACGACACGCCGTTTTTCTTTTCCTGACTTGCTTGCAAAATTTTTTGCCCTTCTTCTGGTGTAATTATACCAGCAGCAATGTCTTGTAGTACCTTTGTTGTTTTATCTGCCATATATCAACAACATGAATTCATTTTATATTATAATTTACGTTGAATACTGAAAATTGATACTAAATAGTAATTATAATGTCTAAATTCGATGAACAAGAAACTCAAATTATCCATGACCTTCAAGATAACATCCTTGAAGGTATGATGTTATTCAAACAGTATCAAGAACATAAGATGCTAGCATTAGAAGAAAAGGTTGATGAACTACAGCAATTTTCCGATGTTTCGGTAGTTAAAAGCTTAACTGTGGAAAATGCTGAATTACGTTCAGAGTTGAATGTATTGAAACGTCGATACCAATTACTTGAAACACAGAGCCAAAGCCAACGACGTCAGCAAATGACTGAACCGGCCGCACCCTTACCCGTGTCCTTACCATTACCAGTCCCAAAAAGTAAGCCTGTGATCAAGCCCAAAAAACGGCAAGCCGAACCCGAACCCGAACCAGAGGAAGAAGTTGAAGTTGTACAACCAGAAGTAGAAGTAGAAGTAGAAGTAGACCAACCAGAGCCTGAAGTAGAAGTAGAAGTAGACCAATCTGAACCTGAAGTACAATCTGAGCCGGAACCACAACCAGAAGTAGAAGTAGAACAACCTGAACCAGAAGAAGAACCCGAGGAGGGTTTATTATTAGTACATTTGTTATCAGGGCATTACTTCTTAGATACGGTTACCTGTGAATTGTATGATTTTGTTGACGAAACCACACCCGGTGAGATCTTAGGAAAACTCAAGACAGCTAATATACGAAAAAAGACACATTACATAGATACTAATGATAACAATATTTACCTCCGTTCGGAAGACGGTGATGTAGGCGAACATGTAGGTTCAAGAGTTAATGGAAAAGCAGTGTTCAAAAAACAAAAATAATGTTATAAGTATATGAGTAAATCTGGTAAATCAAAACAACAGAAAGGTGGTTCCGCAGGCACATGGGGTTCCAGTTTCTATGCAAATACTGCTGTAGGTGGTCCCGCAGCTATCAGTCGAGCAACTTTGGCTCATATTGATAACGCATTGATGTTTAAACCGTTTTCTAAGACTGCTGTAATTCCTACTGGTCCTTCTACAGGAATTGTTCCCACAGGGCAGTACTTGGCCGGTATGCAATTAGGTGGAGGTAAACATCAGAATCAGAAGGGTGGTTTGAGCAAAAAGACTGTTCCAGAATTGAGAACATTATGTAACGACAACGGTATATCTTGCAGACGTGCTGGCAAATACCTAGCAAAGGCACAATTGGTACAAAAACTCCAAAAGGGTGGGTGTGGCCAAGGTCAACACTAGTAATTATATATTTATATTTTGATACATATATAATGAATCGTGGACCGTTAAATATTACAGGTAAAACAACATGTGAGCAGGAACTTATAGTTGATCTTGATGCCAGTCTAAATAGCAATTTGTTTGTTCAACAAGATGCTAACATTAACGGATATTTAACTGCTGAACGAGTGTATCAGGATATCAGTAGTCCATATTGGCTACTTCCACCTGGTGTTATTACGCCTTATGGCGGGGCTAGTGCTCCCGATGGATATCTACTATGTAACGGATCTGCAGTTTCCCGAACCACATACAGTGAACTTTTTAATGTTATTGGAACAAGTTACGGCGATACGGAAAATATCACAACATTCCAATTGCCTAATTTGATTGATAGAGTCCCAAAGTATACAACCAGTTCTCCTGGTACTCAAGGGGGTGCGGATACTCAGGCAATATCTATTAGTAATATGCCAGCACACGACCACGGAGGCGTTACTGGCACTGATGGTAATCACACTCATACATTTACTGGATTAAGCGGAGCTATAGGAAGTGGAACTGTTGGAAATCCAGATAGTACTGGTTCTAGCGAACCAGATATCCAGTCTGTTACAACAGTCACCACATCAGAAGAACCAGTTCATTCGCACACAATCAGTTCACAAGGTGCGGGTAGTTCGTTCTCTGTCGTTAACAGTTATGTTACTGTCCGTTACATTATTAAATTCTAATTATAGAGCTTTATCCATGAAATAGTCCACTTCATCAAAGTAGAATTCTATACTTGCTTTAAGTTTTGCATTATCGTCAGGGTCATGTTGTTTTAATATTAAATATTTGATATTGCTGAGAGTGTAACGCCCTGTTTTTTCAATCTTTGCGGTAGGTTTGTATGGACGGACTTTCCGATACTTGACAAAATTATTTTCTTTATACACTAATTTTTGATGTGATGAAGTGATGGGTGCTTTTTTACCGTGTTGGCCATACATAATGTACCACAAGCCCTGGAGATAACAATCCGCTAAATCATCTTTCTTTTTAATTTTGTTATACATATCGATAGCTTTAGTGTAACCTTTCTGCTTAAGTATATATTCACAATATTTTTCGCCATACCATTTGTTGCGGTTATATTGAGTCGTGAGGTGGCAACTGATGGGTGGTCCATCATAAAGTGTTAACTTATTCTTAGCATCAACAAATTTTACAATGTACTTTTCCTTACCTAATCCCTGTAGGACAAAGTAACTAAACAGAGCATATGAGACATGTTTAATTTTCTCGCGCGCCTTGTTGGGTTGGCGTTCTATTAAAACGCATTTTACATCAAGCAGTCCCTTAATTTTTTTTAATCTTTCATATAATGCTGTAATTAGCTCATACTCAGTAGTGTTGTCCACTGTAACATTTCTGATGTATTTCTCTTTATCTGAGTTCCCTTTGTAATGAACGGAACATAATCCCTTTCTAGGATGTTCTTCATGTTGATAAAAAGCCTTTCGTCCACACTCTTTCCCGCAATCCTTGCCAGATTTTAGTTTATCTTTGCACAATAATTTATTATTACCGTTTGCTAAGTTTATAACACTCCATTCTATGGGCTCTCCGTCCTCGGCCATGATACAATAAGCTAAAGTTTTAATAGCTACATCAATACTGACGTAATACGGCGTTAAAATAGTAACAGGCTTTACTGGCTTTACTGTAACTTTGATTTTAGCTGTAGGATTAGGATTGATTGTAGTTTTAGGTTCAGCTGTAAGTTTAAGTTTAGGTTTTACCGTTATTTTTATTTTAGGCATGCTTAAGTTCTTTACGAAGGCTATGTTTAACTTTCAGTAATTCATGACGTGCTTTTTCTAATTTATCTACATCTAACGATAAGTTACGGAGTGTTCGTTGACTGTCCATACGTGTATCAGCACATTCTTCTATTTGATAACCCATTGATGCTATAGGTGTCTTGAATATATGGAAGGTTGTGTTAGTGTCAAATGTTTCCCTATACTCTCCGATGGTTTTATTGCCCCCGAAAAATTTGAGTGTCAACCTTTTAGGTGATGGTTTGATACATTCTATTATTGGAGCATCTGTTTCTATATGGTACAATAATTCCAGTAGTTGAAGTTTTTCGCCATGTTCATCTCCCACATAAAGATCATTGTATGTTTGGATTGTCGCCATGTCATCTTCGTCATCATGATTGGGACATAAATAACGTTTAGCGCAATTATAACTGCAAAAGTTCCCATAACACATAAAAGTGTCATTTATAATGCCGTAGGGTATACCTACTGGCGTTGTTTCAAAAGTATGACAGCAGTATAAACAGGCATTGCATGTATTGGAGGGCCAACGGTCCCCAGTTACATGCACAGCATGCGACACTGTTCTTTTGATACCAGAATTAATAATTAGATTTTTCCGATCTTCTGATGCTGCTTTAGTTTTAGTTTTTGTTTTTGGCTTTGTTTGTTTTATAGTTCTGGCTAAGCATCCTAAACTTCCTAAACCAGGATTAGGATTAGATATAGTTGATTTAGAATTAGATGGTTTTGTGCTTAGTTCCGCCTGTATATTTTTAGAGGGATCCCATGATCTTGGATCCATGGGATCATTTATATCGTTTAACAGGACGTTATTGGACTTGTTGAACTCTTCTTCCAACACGTTCACATCATTGCGGTCAAGTGTGATTGTTACTATATTTCGACGGAATGTCCCCCCTATACTACTAGGACCCGGACGAGACACCGAAAAGATTCGATTGGATGGCATGCTTGGTAATTGTCCGGTTCTAGACTTACATATCTTTATCTCAGGTTCTATCGGCAACTTAATTTTGAATTTAGATTCTTTGACTGGGTTTTTAATTTTGATCTTGACATCCTTTTTGTCCTTTTTGTCCTTTTTGTCCTTTACTTGTACTTGTACTTGTATTGGTTTTTTAATTACCTTAACCTTGGGTTTCTTATTATCGCCTTCAGTTGCACTCATTATTTCAATAGTGTGCGTTTTTCTAATTAGTCATTTTATGAATGTCAGTAATAGCAATGGGTCATATTTGAATGAAAAACGCCTAAGGGAGGTCGGGGGCAAAAATTGATCTTTTTGCCCCCTATCCTCCAGTAGTATCATAGACTATTGTCATCATGACTTCACAACAGAACACATCTGTATTTACCGCGCTTTTTTGCGCCGACTCTGACTCAGAGTCAACCGACGCTCCAATCGTTCAGATTGAGGCGTCAACACCTTCTAAACAAACCAAGACCAAGACCAAGTCCAAGCCACAACGCATGTCTCTTGACGAGTTCAACCGTTTGGCTGCTAAGAAGGAGGCAGAACGCCAAGCTACAACACGGCGTGAACGAAAGCCCGTGAAGGGCAAGAAGGGCAAGCAGCGCGTTGTCAAGCGAGTTGTCCGCAAGGTTGGCGACAAGGCCAAGGCAGCGGCTGCTCCTAAGCTCCAACCAACCTTCGAGATGGAGGCTGGGGCTTTCCCCAACTCCCTCGAGACCACGTCGACCGGTGCGGTCGACAAGGGTTCATGGGGAGCTGGTCTCTCTGCGGAGGTTCTTGACGCTGACTTCATTGACCCAGCGGTTATCAAGCGCCAGGAGGATATGAAGCTCCGTGAAGAGAGGAAGCGACGTGACCGAGCTCTCGCAGAACTGGAGGAATTCAACGAAGACCCAGACGAGATTTACGACGCTGCGACGTATGCTGAACAGGACATTGACCCTGAGCTTGATACGGTGCTCACCAAGCAAGGGGTTATCCTTCGGCAGCCAGAGGGCGAGAGCGAGAAGAGGAAGCAGGCAGAATGGGAAGAGTACCAGGCCTTCCTTCAGTACGAGCAAGAGCAACTGCAAGACCAGGACCCGGCACCGGTTCCAGACAACTGGGAAGACGAAGCCGACGGCCCTGAGGACTCCTGGTGGGAGGAGTGCTAAGTGCTGGGCGGCAGGAGGACAAAACAGAAAAACAAAAACAAAAACAAAAAAAAAGAAACTTTGACTTTGGTCATTTATAAGGACTCATAACATCCATAACATCGAGCAATATCAGCAACTTTCCACGATGCCAGTCCATACGGAAGTTGGTCAATAGTAATCTTACTACCAGCTTCACGTGCGCTAAGATATGACGTCTTATCGCGAGCCATTTTGATTGTAGACTGTTGTTTTTTAATTTTAACAGTATCGACAATAAACCGGTAAGGCCCCATGCAATATTTTAATACAGTCTCATCTGTATAGCCTTTGATACTTTTATATTTTAATCCGACACGCGGACTGCATGATAAGTTAATCTGCCATGCTTCCTTGGGACGCATAAACAATTCTGAGGCAACATCATGTATTGACAGTTTTGGATTCTTGTTCGTGTATAGTTGATGAAAATCTTTGACCTTTGTGATAGTAGGTGTCATTATTTTCAATATTGTTTGAACAACCAAACAAGGACCTTCGACAATTTCACCGCTTTCTACGCATTTAATAGCGCGCACCAGATACGCACGAGCTAATCCAGGTTTTCCAAATGTGATGTCCATTCCCTTGTATGTCCCCTCCTTAAAACCTTTTCCGTTTATTCGATGAAAATAAAAAGTTTCATTCTCGTATAGTATAAGGATCGTCACTACAATATAGTTCCGTTTCAACTATACTATATTCTTGACCAGCAATTACAAGGTAATTACCAAACAGTATTTCCTTCTCATGATTATTCATTAATATTCAATGATCAGTCATTTTATTTCTTAGCTATTTGGTCAGTTAAATGTTTAGTGCGCAATTCAACCACATCTCTAACCTGTGAAGCATTCATTAAGTCCGAGCCTCGTGTATCTGAATCAAAACGCCATAATGGACCGCATCCTTTTTGAGGAGCTAATGTGAATGTGGTAGCGGTTTGAATACTGCTGTCTGTTTCTATTTTCATACGGTCGGTATTGACCTTTAAGAAACTAGCGTTACCACTTCCTTCATTTCCTTTACGAATAACAAATTCGTCTTTAAGGTTAACGACTCCACCAGCATCCTTATCATTGTTTTTGCGAGCAAGTTTGAATATGATATCTCGGTTGTTCTTTAGGTTATTAAGATCGCCAGAGTGGTTGAGTGTCACAGCCTGTGCTAGACCGTCGTTATATACGAGTTTAACTAAATCATTATATTTGACGGGAACCATTTTTAAATTGCTATGACCTTGTACTAATTCGACACGTAATTTGAATAATTTGTTACCTAGTCCAGCGGCTTTGTCAGCTGGAACCGCGCGAACAAAATTACTTCCATCAACTAACATTACTTTAGATCCATCTTTGGCACTTAATGAAATCAAATCACCTGAATATAAAGTACCCGCAATTCTGCTGGTATGTTTATCATTGGGATTTACGGCTAAAGTACCATATACGAGACCGCGTTCACCTGCTGTAGGACCCACACCAGATTTATAGTTTTGATAAAGAGCCGTATTATCAGCATCGAAGGCTTCAACACTTTCTATGTTTTGATGAGTAATGTGTGATTCAAATGCTTCGTGAACATTTGGAATTATGCCCCGGTCTCGTTCGTAATAATCTAACGCCATTTTGTCGTCAATGAAACGTTCAATTGTATTTACCTGTTCAGATGGTTTAACTTGTTCTACACCACCATCTAATTCCGTTGCTATAAGCGTGTCATGTATAGATGAATTTTGTTTAACATTAGGCGTACTTAACTGACTAACTTTTGGGGAATAATAATCAACAGCAACATTATCGTCCATGCCACCAGACTGAGTTTTTTGTAAAGTTTTTTGTAACCCTAACGCTGCTTGGATGTTACCACCCCTTTGACGGAGTTTAAGCTTTTTCTGCATGTTGAGTGCTGTCTGAATACCCATGGCACCACCTGTCATACGACTACCCATATTAAAACCTATACCTTGCTCAAGTCCTGATTGGACCTTAGGAGCAAATTGTGAGGTAATTAGGAGAGTTAATGCCACACTTAAAAATAGTTTTGCAATAGTCTCCCAGTCTCGTAGACCTCGTAAAATATAGCCGGCAGCTATGGTTATACCAGCAGCCTTAAGTGCAATTGCAACCAAGTCAATACTCATTATATATTAAAAAGCATAATATTAAAAAAGTTCTCTGATTAAGTATAATGTTAGATCTTGAGAAATTAACAAAATACGTACTCGAAGGTTTGGCTGTTGCCGCCGCAGCTTTTTACATCCCACAACGCAACATTGACCTTAAAGAAGTTGCTATTATTGGGTTAACAGCCGCTGCTGTTTTTGCCGTTTTGGACCATTTTGCACCAAGTGTCTCCGCTGGAGCACGCCACGGTGCAGGATTTGGTATTGGTTACAATATCGCCACAGGATTCGAAGGATTCGATGATGTAGAAGAACAACCTGCCGAAGTGCCTCATGGTGATGAAACAAGCGAGTCTGAGACAGAATCTGAATCAGAATCTGATTCTGAAGGTGAAGATGAAGCCGACAACGTTCCCGTAGGAGAAGACAGCGGAGAACCTTTTGCTAGTATTATGTAAACTAAACCTTAACAAACTTAGCAAAGCAAAGTGTCTAATCTCATCTGCAGATGAGATTAGAAAACCACAATTCTATTCATTCATTCTCATTTAAGGTGCCACCTTTCCACACCCACCATTTGGATGTTCTCCAATGAAATGAAGAAATTTAGAAAGGTCCAGCCCCGCTCAGAAGAACGAGGACTTGATGTTGGTTTCAGTCACCCATCTTGTCAAGGTGGTGGACAGGGGTATCATTTATCATTTATCCCGCGACACACACCTAGGCATTCATATGATGCGTTGCAGGCAGCAAAATTCGTAATTGTGTACATTATATCCTTTGGCAAACCCTTAGTAAAATAAGTTATACTGATATGTAAATCGTCATGTCCAAACATAGACGGACACTGTACAGCAATGGCTTTACCATAAGCTATAATGTTGTATATATCAATCAGCGTTCCTTCATATCGTAAAGAACGCTGATTTAATAGTTCTATTGTGCACATTTCGCCTTTTTTCACTAGCTCTACATGGAGGTCTATTCTTCTTTCTGTACGGCCAACGTACACCCTTTCTATATATTGTCTCAGACCGTCAATATATTGATATAACTGAGAATCCGGCTTCAACAGTTTGCTTTTTCGTTCCTTGCCTTCTATTTTGTTGTTAGGATCTAAAAATTCCAGTTCCATTGTGTTACTTATTTATCTTTATCAATTATTGATTTGAGTTTGAAGTTGAAGATACGGCATAACTTGGCAAGGGAGTCCAAAATGGCATATAGATTGCGCTGGCGGTTTCAACAGGTTTCAAAAAAGTGGCAACTGCACTAAGTGATGATTTGCTCGTAATAAGAACATCGCAATTTATCATGCGGTCCAGAGTAGTAAAAACATCTTCGTTATTGTACAGTACAGTATTATTTTTGTCTACCGCCATTAGGTCCGATATGTCATACATTTTGGAATCAAGAACAATATTAGGTCTGCTTGTCTTAAATTCGGATGGTATTTTGTCTCCTGAAAGATTAAGTTCAATCTCAACCTTGTCGTCAATAAGAAATTCTTCAGGGATTTCTGTGTAAATCTCGATAACATAGTTGTCGGGAACATTGACCTTTTTAAGGACATTTACATAGTAACTTGTTGGCAAAAAACGTATGTTTGTTTCCAAAAACGCTATGTCGCCTCTCCTGACATGAATACCCACTGTATAAATCTCATTCTTAGGTGTATCTATCCTGTACATACCTTGCACAGCCTGATGAATTGTATCTGGTAATATGAAGGGGTAACATACTTTCAACCATATGTTCTTGTTGTTGTTCTCTACTGCTTTCAAGAAAGACATAAGAGTTTTTTCAGTGAGATGCTTGACCTTAACAGATTCGAAAGGATCAGTATCGACCAGTATATTTAAATTGAACATATTTAGCCTTGAATTGCAGTCAGCTATAAAATTAACGTCATATACTTCACTGTTAAGAAGGCTATTGATGCCATGATAGTTAACACCTTCCAAGGGGACATGATAATATTGTACGTTATATTCTCTGCAGATACCGATAATTCCCAGATATCTTTGTAATTGAGCTCCAAATCCGTCTTGATGTTGTTCTACGTCATAACTTAACAGTAACATATACTTATTATTTATGTGGTAGTTATAACTACAGTTACAAATAATGTATATGGATTATGATGCTGTATTATATTTTAATTTGTAATTTGTAATTATCTTTTACCTCATCATATATTTTGATACACATCTTTCTCATTTCCGTTTCTTCTGCGTGACTGATATTTTTCAAGATACCGGGAAGTAACTTCAAATCTTTTTCTGGAAGACGAATTATTGCTTTATACCATTCGAAACACTTGGGTAAATCTAATGTATCAGCAAGCAATACGGGGATTGAACCTACAGCTAGTGATTCCCAAAAACGAATGGAATTTGGCCCACTTCCACTGGGACAGAGACTGTAACGGCTATTCAAAAGCAATTTGTTATATTTTTCGGTATTGTCTATGTGTTTTTTATCGTTACATAGATGATGCGAATTATAAAATACCAGAGTTATTGAAGTCTAAAAGGATATTGATTATATCGCCATTTAAATCTACCATAGAACAACAACTACATGAGCGTAAATTATTCCCTAAAGCCATTTTCCCTGAGGACTGCTCTATTCGTGTTATAGTTCCTCCGCAACAATTTTGTGGTAACAGTGATGGATTGTCATGGCAATGTCATTTTGAACTACTGAAACAAGAAATATTAGTCGAGTACGAAGATTATCCTTTTGATTTATGTATTTCTAGTTGCGGCGGGTTTGGGTTACCTATATGCGATTATATACACAAGAACACTGGTGCCAGTGTAATTTATATGGGCGGGATTCTTCAAATAATGTTCGGTATTATGGGAAAAAGATTCGAAACAAGGGAAGATATAACACCATATATTAATTACACTTGGACAAGACCCTTACCTGAAGACACGATTAAAAATAGTCACAAAGTTGAAAATGGATGTTATTGGTAATAACAAAATGAACCTCAATAATACACATATGAATATCGTAACTGTATTCAATTACACTGATGAGGAAAAATACAACATGATGTTTAAAACATGGTTGGTCAGTATACTGCGGAATAAAACAGAAGTTATCAAAGATATACGTATTCTAACTAAAGGTTTGTCGCAACCTGTGAATGACTTTATTGAATGGTTGAATCGTGATGATATCAAAGTAGTCATCAGGGATGAACTAAAAATAAAAACACGAGACCCCAAAGCTCAGCACAATATCGGTTTCAAGCTTTATAACATGTGTAGGGAAACAGGACCATTTATTTTCCTCGATGTTGACATGATAGTTTTAAGACCACTGGACGATGCCGTTCGAGCCGCCGAAGATGGGTATATTATAGGAGTGAATCATCAAACTATACCCAAGCACACTAAACAATTTTCCTTTAAATTTATTAACACAGGGTTTCTAATTGTACCTGAACCCGAATTACTAGACTATGAAATACTAACAAATACACCATTGGAACACTATTGTCCCGGAAATGATCAACGAATCATATATAATTATTTGATGATGAATCAAGATACATATTTGCATCCATTGATAGATTATGGATGGAACAGTTGTGCTGGTTTTAAGAAAAGAAATTCTAACGGAGAAATATGGAGTGACGGGGTTCCTGAAAATCATCCAATATACATCCTTCATTATTGGGAAGAGTTTAAGCCATGGAACACTCCGTGCCCTATTTACCAAGAACATGAAAAGTTTGTAAAGGCATTAAAGTCCCCTGATGATATTACTCTACCCATGACAGTAGTTTCTCTGTAAATTTAGGATAGAGCGTTTTCGATAGAGCTGTGTGACCTCTGCTCCATTGATTATCGCCTGGACTGCGTACATAAGACTTTAGTTTGTTCCTGATTGTGGGTCTAACTGAAGGATGATCCAAAACAACTCTGTGTAAAAATTCCTGACCCCATTCATATTTCGGATCCGTTAAAAAGTACCATACCCAGTGCGCATCACCTGAAAATCTAGTGCTCAAAACGCTGTTGATCATAACAGGACCAAAGTCCTCTATCATTCCGAATATATATTCTAAATCCAAATCTAAATCTTGTTCCTTTTCCAGTTTAAGCCAATGAGATGTATCAACAGCACCTGTCAGCAGAAATTGTATGTAGGGATTGGGGTATGAATCATTCATAAGAATATCCATCATGAACGGATTATTAAAATATCCATGTTTGGACAGAGCTGTCAAAACCTTTATTTCTAATGAATATCCGTCCGCGCTTCCGTTACGAGATGATTCTGTCCAAGCATGTTGTTTGCTAAATCTGAACTTGGTGTCTCCTATTATCATACTGTCATCTTTGACATCTGTAATCATTTCAGCAAAAGGTGTCTGTTCCAAGGGATTGACACCTAACAAATGTGTTAATACTTTTATGATATTGGGTCTGGTGGGTACGATTTCAACATTTTTCCTGGCATAACTCACTCCTTCAATATTGCTCACTATCCGTCCCCATCTTTCGGCAAATGAATCTTTATTTGCTTTTTGCTGATTTCCTAAACTAGGATAAGTTTTGTAAAACTCTATTAGGACAGGAACACTACTAATCGGCAAGATACTCGTATCAATATCACGACCATCCCATAACAACCTGTTCAATATATTTAAAGTGGTTTTTTCACCGCAGTCCGGTATGCGTCCACCATTATGTCCGAAACTCCAATCATCAATGGGGCAATACATACCAGATTTTTCTCCTTTCATCGAGTATAATATATGATAGAGTGCCAGCTGCGGAAGGGCATTTATTTTCTTTTTGTAACTGGTTTTAATAGTATCTAATCGTTTCTCTACGCTGTCTAATGTCATTTCAATAGGTGCTTGCCGTTTTGCCACAGTACCGAAGTATGTACGTATAAATTTTTGCTGATTGACCGGAAAAGTTACATCGTTGACATGTAATCTTTTTAGGCAATATATGTTAACAATATGTGTGAACAAGTCCTGTTTTATACCAAATGTATTATTAAAAACGGAAGTCTCGTTTTTATAACATAGGAAAGCTACTATTTCTGCTATAAATTCGCGGTAACATGTCTGCAATTCTTTATGTAACTGCATGTTAGTTTGTTTAATAAGAGAACTATTAACCTTGCTCATTGAGGTATGTACATCGGTGTATATGTTGGATATATTTTGAGTGTGAGCTAATTTTTTGAAATACGGATATAAATGTTCAATTAAATAATTGTAAACTTTAACCATAATCACTGCCATTTTAATATCATCCGATTCATCCTGATCAATTAAAGCCATAAATTTAGCTATTTGCCCTTTTTGACCTATGTCGTGAAACTCATCTATCCATTTAGCTTTAGAAATACTGGTCCAAATTTTAGATAACGGTTCTCCCGCGGTATCTTTAAGTCTTTTATCTCTTTGTGCTTTAATTTTAAGTTCCTTTGCATTTGGTATAACTTGTGGAATTTTACTCAAATCGATATTCATAATGATATCCAGCAAATTGCAGAACATTAATTTATTAACAACATTACCTGTTTGTCTTACAGTAAACGTTCTATTATTAAATAATGAACCAATAAAGTCGCTGTATTCCGTATATGTGCCGCTATTCTCGTATAAATTTTTAATCAGTCCCTTACTATTCAGAAATACCGTCTCATTTATATCACCTACGTGTTCATGTGTGTCAATAAATACATAACGTCCCAGATTCCCCTTATCGGGATAATGAAGTTGTCCTGACATTTTTTGTTGAACTTGAACCAGTCGGAAATCTTCTGTCAATGCAATAAATACTGATTCAGGACTACCTGTAAATTTTCTGGATACCGATAACACATAATTTTCATCATCGTATACCACATAGTCAACTATGCCTAAATTGTGCAGATAAACGGAAAGGAAAGGGAATGGCATCAAATTAATAATATCAGGAGCCAATTTGTCGATCTTATGTTCCTTATTTTTGGCTATCTTGTCGGTAGTTTGCCAGCTAGCTAAATATTCAGCGTTATGTACCGGTTTTCTATATACATGTTTATCCAAAGTCAAAGTGATGGGGTCTGTGTAATAAAAACCTCCTTTATGCATGTTATATTTGCTCATACTATACTGTTATGCAATAATAAGAATATTTTTCGCTCATTGTGTGATCTGTTGTATATGGAACATCTTTTAATTGGTCACATGCGTAACGAGCAGCTAAACATATTGTATCATAATCTGCATTGATTAATATTTTGTTGTCCTCAGCCTGGCACTGTGATTTCATGTACTGGCTCACATGCCGCGAAAAACTAACCAATGAATCTGAACTTTCGCTCAGGTAATCCTCTTCTAGTTGTTCCAAATCTAATTCTAAACTTGAATTAGAACTTGAACTTGAACTTAAATCCGAATCTAAACCGGATCCTGAATTGGAACTGGAATCTAAACAACTTAAATTGGATGCATGTGCGATAAAATCACTGATATCATTCGCTTGTTCTATTTTTTCTTGCCAGTTTGCTGTCGATGCGTTGCTGGCCACGGTTTCGTTGATTTTGAACAGTGCATCTTCTGTTTTGGTTAAGCCTTCTTTTGAATCCTTATCCAATTCGACATTCTTCCAGAGTTGTTCTCTACGATCATCATTATGTACCGTTAAATAATGTTTAATCAACTGTTCTTTTGGAATGGACATGTATTTGTCCATTAAGTCATCTCTAATAAGGTCCAGATTGCCTTGTGTGCGATCTAAATGGCGAAGCATAATGGGGTTCTTGGCTTTAATTTGGATTTCGGTCTTGGTCTGTTTTTTGTGAAACCTGTTCATGGCCCGCTCAAGTTTAGAAAGTTTAGGATTAATCATGGATAATAATTTGTTGATGCTATGAATCCCCCGTTCAGATACAAACTGTTTAATATCAACATAACTCAAAGGTTTGTCATCTTCAATTACAAGTGCAATCTCCACAGAACCGTCTGGTCCGCAATCTAGGCCGTGATCTACGCCATAAACTACGTATCTCATTAGCAACTCGATTTGTTCAGGTGTAAATGGAAACTTAACGGTGTGGTCTGAAAAATCAATAAGGCAGGTTTTGCCGAAAATATCTATGATATCAAGTGAATTAATCTTCATTATCATAATCACTGTCATCACTTTCGCATATGATTAGTCCATTGCTATCACCACCACTTGATGCATTCATAAGTGTGGGAACATACCTAATGTTACGGTTACCGGCACCCTTGTAAATAAATGTACCACTAATTTTACCGTTGACTAGTTTGGGAAGAATCGAACGAACACAATCAATGTTGTATTTGTATTTTTGTAGAGTATTTTCGTCTGTGAAATGGAATTCCTTGTCTCGCGTTTCACGATAGACCAATGTTGCTTTGAATTGTGACTGGGTTGCTGGAATCCAATCAGTATTTGTGCCCCAATGTATAGTTGGATTTCCGCTAGTTATAATAGTTTTAGGGATTAATGTGCTGCGTTCGTCATCCGATAGGTCCCTGTAACACATGTTGGTATAACTACCGTCGTCAACTCTGAGAGTTTCATCTGCTATTTTCCTACAATAATATTGTGAACTATTTTCATACATTTCACCAGGTGTCATGGTATAAGCTATGCTAGATATCTTAACAGGATCTTTGTTACTGTTATAAATACGCCAGACACCTGCGTAATAGGTGGAGTATAATCCATAAGCGGTGTTCTTGGAAATATTAAATACCACACCAGATGCTGAACTATATGTTGGTGGAACAACTTTCCCATAACCAATGGCATCTGATTTAGATGTCATAGAGTAAATGTAGCTAAAATGAAAACCTGCAGTTGGGGGAGCTTTTGTATTTATAACAATGTTTTCATCACCTGACTTCATCTCGTATCCAACAATCGCGTGATCTAAATTCAAGCTAATTTTGTTGTACATGAAGAAGTTAATAAACTGACCTTTAGTACCCTTCATATTAAGCAGTAGTTCCCCAGATTTTTGATCAAGTGTTACATCGAACTCGATACTATTACCTTTATGTGAGTTTGTAGTGTGGTATAGTGATTTGACCATTAAATTATTATTTACATCAATTTTCAAAGTACGAAAACAATAAGTTCAATTAGGTTTAATTTAGAATTAGGCTCTCTTATGTTGTTTCCGTAGTTGTTGTAGTTGTTCTTTGTATGCAACAATGTCTCGGATAGCTATAATTTTAAGCCTTGTACAGCATTTGTTGTCATGTGGCCTGATATACTTTTTGCTTTGAGTTTTTTCCAATCGAATCATCAGAGGATTTTCAGTTTCCGCGAGCCAGTCATTGAGACGCATAATCAGTGTTTTTCCATGCGGTAGACGATGTGGTTCGGTTTTCCCAGTATGGGAGTTATATACACCAGTCAACATCTCTAACCACGTGATAGCGTCAGATTCTGGATCAGTGCCTTCAAGCCATGCGTAACACAATTCACGCGGCACAATGTGTTCTTTCCCATAATCATCCTTGATGCATAAGGGTTGATAAAATTCTGCCACAACAGTACTCGGTTTGTCTTGCTCCGTTTCTAGGTTACAGCTAGTATTGACTAGGTTCACGAGATTAGAGAACTCAGCTTCCATAATTTCGGCACGTTTTGTTGAGCGCGATATAGGTTTTTTAACCTTACCGCGTGCAGCTTGTGCCCTCATAGCTAAACTTAAATTCAAATTCAAATCTGACATCTTACTATAATTGATTTATAGGGCAAATTGCCTATAAATCAATTTTGAATTAAAAAATAAATCTACATTTATATGAACCTAAATCTCACCATCCCCGAGGTAATGATATTGATATTGATCAGTGTAATTATATTCAGTCAAATAGAAGCATTTAGCAACGAAGTTACAGCGGTTCGTTCCGAGGTAGATGGTCATAAATATGTTGTGTTGGATTTACCTGATGCTGAACAAGCCGCCGATAAATTGGCTAGACTTAAGGCGAAATTATTGACATTCGTAGCACACTTGGATCGCAAGCGATTACCTAGTGATATTCGTAAGAAAATAAAGAGGATACAAAAACGTTTCAAAGCAGTTTTGACAGAAACACGACCTAGTTCTAAATATACCAGTTATACAGTTAATAAAGGTACGAAAATTCATATGTGTATTAGGGAACGTGATGAAAACAATAGATTAATAGACGAGAATACATTGTTTTTCGTGGCGTTGCATGAATTGGCGCATGTTATGACAATAAGCATAGGTCATAAACCGGCATTTTGGAGTAATTTTAAGTATCTGTTGCAACAAGCCATTAAAATGGGATACTATAAGTATCATCCTTATCACACAAACCCAAAGAAATATTGCGGAGATGAAATATCCGATACACCGTTGAAATTATAAATTATAAAGAGCGAGAGCGGTAAACACGCGCACTCCAGCACCAACTATCTATACCATATTCTTGAACATGTATAAGTTTTGTATCTTTGAACAATCTCCATAATTGTTCAGATTTACGGTATATTGCGTTATGTATTCTTCCTAGTGAAGGCTGTCTGTGCGTGTCTTCTACATAAGTTACTCCAAAAGCGACAGGTTCTTTGATAATGATTATAACATTTGGGATCTCCTGTATTTTATGTAAAAATGCGAGGATCTCTTGATCAGTATGATACAAGAACACACCAGATATAAAAATATGTGTTGGTGGAGGCATTCCTCTAGGAGGAAAATCAAATGTACTTCCTTTGTAAACAGGACAACTGAAACGTCTACTGCATAGTAGACGAGCATGTGCGTCTGGTTCTATACCATAGACTTCGCCATCAGATAACATGACAAATGGTTTCAAAAACCTACCTGCTCCACAGCCAATGTCCACCAACACAGAATTTGCATCGAAACCTCCCACTTGCTCCACCCAAGTTATTAGTTTATCTGTAACCTGATCACTAATAACTTGAGTCTCATTGTTTGTTATAAAGGTAACTGCCTCATCTATGTCCAAATTGCCATCCAGTGCTTCCTTGTACCGGTAGGACCAAAAGTCAGAAATCATGGATGATGATACTTGAATTATTACAATCTATACAATCAAATTCACTGTTTTAAAAACATGAATTGAATTCATTCTACTGTTAATAAATGTCAAGAAAGGTTAGAGCTGAGGAAGCTGCTGAACAACTAAAAACCAAGAGAAGAAAAATCATGGAGGACTTACCACAAGATCCACATGGGCTTGATTTGGAAAGATTAATAGAATCTAGAGCGGATGCATTATACAATGCGGAGAAAGATTATCAACAATACATCAAGGATATAAATAACGAGCCCGATGATTCAGTGTATTATCTTCGCGATGATCTAACTGAATTATACGATATTTACTATGTTACTGATTCAGGCAGCAATATTGATATTGTAAGTCCCAAAGGCCCTATATCTGAGGCAAATAGGGCTGTTTCTGTCAGAGATATTGATAGTTTGTGTAAAGAACTCAATGTAAACGTTGTAAAAAAACCAACGGAGCCTGGGCATGAATATAAACAATTAATGGAAATGACGAAAACTATTAATACATACAGAAAAACAAGAGAACGATACAGTTCATATACATGTGTAAAAGAGAGAAATCCCGTCGTTGACTCCGTTGTTGGTATATTAGTGATTACATTACCTGATATTAGAATGAAAATGTTTGGATTATTTGGCGGACGGATGAGTTTTGACGATGTTATGAAGGCATCACGAGAAATGAAGTGGTGCAAAGATGATTGGATCCATTTCATTAAGGTTTGGAATGTTCTCATGGAACATTTGTATTATGGCGGGAAATTTGAGCAAGACATGTTTATGATCTCACTGCAGAGAGTTTTAGAGGTACTAGAAACCATTTAATAAATAAAATGACAATTTTATTTTTAACAATGAGTGAAAATGCTGTTGGATTACCAAATCTTGGAAATACATGTTATGCAAATTCCATTATACAAATACTGTCATCTCTGGTGGATATAGTGTGCCCAAAAAACCTGTATGCTAAAAATGGTGTCAGTGAAAAAGAATATGTCATGGCAGGAAATCTTTTTCGCCTCATAGAAGAGGTTCGAAATGGTGTGCCAGACAAAAGAACCGTTATTCAAACGTTTCTCTCCGTTGCGAAGAGATATCCACAATTCGCGACAGGTCAACATGATCAAAATGAGTATTTGAATTCCATATTGGAAGTTATGCATAATTGTTCTTCATATCCACTTAATATGGTTATAACGAAACCTGAACGCGACTTATCATATGAAGAGAAACTGGAACTCACATCATTCAACAATATGAGAGTGGACGGTTCTGGTATTGTCGGGACTAATTATGTCAAAGATGATCACACGTTGATGAATTCATCCATATTTGAGAATTTTACAGGACAGCTACTGACGCGCACGAAATGTGTCAACCCTGCATGTGAATTTATTTCAGATACATTGGATGTATTTCGCACATTAGAGGTTTCAATAAAACATAATTGCCAAACTTTAGAAGATTGTTTAGATAATTATGTAAAAACGACACAATTAGGTGATTCTGATACGAATAAATGCAAATGTTGTAAGGTCGACAATCAATCTTATATTAAACGGCAGATATGGCGAGCACCGAACATTTTAGTGATCAGTTTAAAACGATTTGTAGCAAAGGATATAAATGGTGGAATAACAATGACTAAAATCAACAAACGTATAGCAATACCCGACATATTGGATGTATCGGATTATGAATGCATACCAGGTTCACGACAAATGTCTTCCAAATATCAGTTGATGTCTATTGCTCATCATTTTGGAGGTATGGGATGCGGTCATTGTTATTCGCATGTCAAGAAAAACGGTCAGTGGTACTTATTGGATGACGATGATGTGAAACGCGTTCCCGCGCCTACAGGTGCAGATGCTTACATGATATTCTATCAACGCATAGATTAAATGATGGTTTAAGTAGCCTATAGTATTAGTCAGCAAGGACTACTTTGGTCTATCTGGAGTGTTGTGCGGATGCTTCATTCTATTGTATTCGTGCAAGTCCGGCACTAGTCGCTGTCACATGTAGGTCGTTCAGCACTGGTCTTTGAAACACATACAGCCATTATTTAAATTTGATCGAATAAAATAAGTAGACAATGATGCCCTTTCCTGATATGAATAAACCTTGGAATTTCAGTGAACTCGGACAAGATTGGGTTTGCGAGACTAGTTTTTATTTTGATCATTGTTTCACCTTTTGTAAACCATACAGCGAACTAGAAAAAGCCGCATTAGAGCCAGATTACTTGATACCCTATTATATCAAACATTTGAAGCAACATGCAAATCTATATGCTGAACTCAAGGACAATCATAAGTTTTTGAGAGTTCTTACCGCATATATGAGAATGAAATCGTTAGAAGAAAAAGTAATGGCGACATTTAGGTATCTATACAAGAATCAGATTGCCTTATCCGAACTAGAGAAGTGTGAAAATCAAATAATGTCAATCTTGCCGGAATTGACATCTAAACTTAATCTATTGGTTTATCATTCTGTGAAAAATCCATCCATGGATCTGACACCGTGGATGGAAGTATGTACATATATGCACGATGAATTAGAAAAAGAAACACCGTTATATCTTAATATACGGGCCGCGCCGAAAAGATTGCAAAAATGGTTGCAAATCTTGAGTTAAAAAGTTAAAAGTTAACAGCTGCCCCAGATAGGGTATGCGAATATCATATATGACAGCAGATAGAGCACACTCAGAATGAACCCATCTACCATTGAACAAACACCTGGTATAAAACTAATAACAGTAAAGGGTAAACGCAATATGGGTATAAATCCGATGGCAAGCGAACCCGCGACAGCAATTGAACCACAAAGAAGCCCTTTCTTTAAACCATAGGACAGTCCCCATGACTCCATATTTCCATCTTTGTCTCTGTCACAGAATCTGTACGAGCGGCTAATGTTAGTTAGCATTGTGATTAGCATTATGGCTAACACTGTGACGACTTTGGTCAACACTATAGCTCCCATAAGACCACCAGGCATAGTGTAACTCTCGATTATAGTTGGAACAAACATAACCAAAATAAATGCAACTAAAGTTTCTAACATATATAATTACGAATAAAAAATGAACAAACTTTGTTTTTAATGGGAGATAATGACTCAAACACAACCAAAGTAGATAACGAATTGGAATTGGAATTGGAATTGGAATACCAACCTCTAGAAGACCCCAAGAATTGGTCCGCTCATGGATTCACGGACGTTTCACCGTGGTCTGAATCTAATGACATACTAGCAAATGATACCGATGAAGCAGATTCTGAATCTAATGACATACTAGCAAATGATACCGATGCCGATGAGGAAGATTTTGAATCTAATGACATACTAGCAAATGATTCCGATGAAGCTAATTCTGAACAGGAATTGGACGTAGTGACTCAGGAAAAACGTTTAAATCAACTAAATATACGTCTTAGCCAAGTATTGTATCTTCTTTTAATGTTGTTCGGGTTCTGTTATTGTTCAATATTTTATGTCATTAACAGTCAAGACGCGACACCGTTGAACTATGGCTACTGTCGTATAGGCAGTTACACATTTACCCCCGAACGCTGTAGGTCACTGGTTGATAATTACCGACTGCACTAAATTGTGCCTAGAATAACATAATCAGCAGGGTAAATACATGTCAGATATCCACCATGCACTTTGCCTGACACATTAAATTTTAATACAAAATACTGAGAATGTGACAAGTCCTTTTGCCTCAAGACAAACGATTCTCGTGTATGTGTAGGTGCACTGAGTCTCATTGCGCGGTTTTCATCTTTGTAGGAACCTTCCATAACAATGACTTTTGTTTTGCCATCATTATACATTAGTGTAAGTGTAGCCTTGGCATTAGCATTAGTTTCTTCATGTTCTACCGTAATATCGAATGTTCCTGAGACACTGTTATATATTTGACTTTTCCAAATTCCTGTGTACGACATTAAATTACATTTAACGTTCAAATTCAATTTAGAAATAAAATTGATCACGCCTAAATTTTTAATGATATCAAAACGTCTAGTGCTTATATATACGATTGCAATTGCAGCTCATGCAATTGCAACTACAATTTCAACTTCAACTGAACCACCTTCTCTAGAGGAAAGTGGTACGACAACACCTGTATGGTATTGTCGTAAATCAAGTAACCGTGGTCTTTATAGGCAATCGCATTGTTTGTTGCCATGCAATGGTGACGATAAATATGTAGCTAGGTGCTGTGAAAAGGGTATTGGTGATGAACCATGCGGTAATTCCGACCGTGTTGAAAGAACTAGATGCCCGACTAAACCAGAGTGTACAACTACAACTACAACTACCGCTCCTGCGATGTGGTACTGTCGAGAAGAAGGAAGCAACGGAGGACCATTTACACAAACCAACTGCGTACCCAACTGTACCACACGCAGAGATGTACGATGTTGCGTAGCTACGGCTGGTTATGAATGTGGTAACGCAGAAGTGATTAACGGTGAACACTGCCCATTTTTAAAGCCAGGATGTGTCCCTACTACTACAACTACAACCACCAGTACTACAACTACAACCACCAGTACTACAACTACAACAACTACAACTACAACTACAACCACCACTACTACAACTACAACAACTACAACTACAACTACCACCACTACTACTACAACTACAACTACTACTACAACCACCACTACTACTACAACCACTACACTACCAAAGGTCTGGGGACTGTTGTATGCTAGGAAGTGCTGTGCTAACGCATTGTATATAGCATTTGAGGTGCAAACACCGGAATCATGCCAATCCAAGGCTGAACTTAACCCCTTGTTGAATATTGACACGGTGGCATATTGTTCTGACGGTGGTTGTTTGAGATGCCTTCCAGGATCAGATATAGTCGAATGGGACGACCCTCGTTGCGAGCGCGGTGATGGATGTTCCATTTACTCATATGATGAAACTACTCGCTCAACATCGACATCAACAACAACACCAACTCCAACTACCACTCGTCCGCCAAGATTTGAATGGCATTGTCGTTCACCTGGTTCTCGATCAGGAAAGTATACAATTGAAAAGTGTGATCGTCCTTGCGAGGACCATACCATGCAAAAAAGCCGTTGTTGTATAGTAGGTTCCGATTGTAAAAAGACACGCAATCGTTCACTGTGTCCGAGACTGCGACCCACTTGTCCAGAAGAATTCTCATGGTATTGTCGTGTTCCAGGACAACGGGGGGCGTTTACCAAAGAGAATTGTCAATTACCGTGTGGCTTCACCACACGTCACGCAAGCAGGTGTTGTGTGAACACAGGTCAGGAAAAATGTAAAAGTGACAGTAAAATTCCTAAAGAGGAAGAAGACCTGTACTGTGCACGTTTCCAACCTACATGTTAGTTACTAGAGAGTAACTAACTAACAAAAAGCCGGCAATGAGAATTGCTTAGCGAGTTCGCGCTTTGATATTAGAAAGAATAACTAATGACATGCCCTTCATATGGCCCAGGCCTAGTCTGTCTAGCACTACCTTCCAAGATATTCTATTGGACTAGAATGAAAATCATCACCAATGTTAGGACTACCGTCACTATAGATGGTGTTTTGGTAATGTTTCATAATGTCGGGTATATATTCATTTAATTCTTCAACTAACTCTTTACCTAGCTCTGTGTGCATTGTCTTTCTGTCGACGTTGGTCCAACCGCAAATTTCCTGGTCTGTTTTTTCTATAGATACCCACTCATGATCTTTGGATTTACGAGCATACCAGACATCTTCTTCCATGTACCCTATCTGACAACCTGATGACAGTGAAAATGCTAAAATGGTGTCAAATTCAGATATAATAGTGCAATTATGTTTTACTGCAATATCATCTGCTAAGTTAGAAAGGTACTTTTTAGCCCCACTTCGTATAGTATCTTTTATCTCTTCTAGCGATTCTTCTGCCTTACTAATATATAGAGCAAGGTCCTCTATATATTCATAATCCATTGTAACTTCCTCAATATCCATTGTATCACTTTAAGGATCATTTTTCGAGTGCATCCAAATATCATTAGCTCGAATTTAGTAATAAAATATATAAAAATCAATGTTATATGACCGATATATTCATTCCATATCCCGACATAGATGATCCTAATTTCTATGACGTTATATTTCGAAAAAAGGAATTTAATAAGACAATGTACAGAACGGAATACCAGTATAGCAAAACAGAAGACCTGTGTAAGAAGGGGGAATTTAAGATGCAAAACCATCAAGAATTTATTCGTAATTTTTTATCATCCGAAGCTCCTTATAATGGTATTATACTGTTTCATGGTACGGGTGTAGGTAAAACTTGCGGTGCTATAGGTACAACTGAAGGATTGCGTGATTATGTTCAACCTGGTGGCAAGATTTATATTATGGCAAATGAAACTATTCGTCCCAATTTCTACAAGGAATTGTATGATCCAGCGCGCGAGGAGATTGAAAAAGAATACCATAGTTTACCAGGTAGTTACCAATGCGCCGGTGACAGTTATTATGTGAAGGGTATCAGTCGTTCCGCTAATAGACGTGCAGCTACTAACAAATTAATTGGTAAATACTACGAATTCATGGGCCCTATAGCATTTGCTAACTTTGTAGATATCGGACTGGGTGCAGAATTACCAGCACATATGTCCAAGGGTAAAATATTAAATGAAGATGGCACTAAGATAGATATTGGTGATTATTTTGCTAATAGCGTCTTTGTTGTTGATGAAGCTCATGGTATTGCAGGCGATGATAAAAAATCACGCAACAGTAAAAAAGCAAAAGCAAAAGCAAAACAAAAACAACAGAAGGAACAACAAGATGAACAAGAAAACGAGGAAGAGGAGTATGAGGAAGGTTCGGGTGAAGCTGCCAAAACCAAAAGCGTAACCAGTAAGCGTTCACTTCTGCGTGTACTTATAGATACAATTATCCCAGCATGTCACGCCAAAGGCACAAAGTTAAAAATTATTCTATTGACCGCTACACCGATGAAAGATAACGTACGGGAACTGGCAGACCTGTTAGAATTGCTTAATATCAATGATGGTCGTCTGTCAGGCAAGGACCGCGCCTGGAGAGCTGAAATATTCCCAAAAGATATGACTGTGGATCATTTAAAGGATGCTGACCGCATTCGCCGAATTAAAAAATTGTCGCGTGGTTACATATCATTTGTTAAGGGTAACAATCCTATTACTTTCCCCGAAGGTAAATTACCCGATGCTAAGTATTTATATGAACCGGCCAGATTGCCAAATGGAAAACTTAAACCAATGTTTGGTTACCGTGCAGTCGGTGCTGACGCAACGGTAGATATATCTACATCTGAATATGATGTGCGTTTGCCTAATAATGAGCCTTTTAAGTTTGAATTGGTTAAATGCCCCATGAGTATCTATCAATTAAAATGTTATGTTAAGCAAATTCATGCGTCAAAGACCAAAACAACAACTAAGAAGAAGGATAGCGGTGACATACGTACGCGTATGCTTTCTAATTTTGTATTTCCCTTTAAGAATGGTGCAAATAATGTAGCTTCGTTTATAGCGGGTGCTGATGTAAATCTGGATCGTATGTACGGGACATCAGGATTTAACGCAGCTTTCACAACACATGAAAAAGTATTGGATAAAAACCGTAAGTTAGTAAATTTTGAAATAAATCGCGAAATTTGGGACATATATGGAAATTTTTTATCACAGGATAACGAGCAATACCCGTTAAGTATATTCTCGCGCAAATTTGATATGTTTCTTGATTTTGTTAAAGAATCCGGTGGCATTTCCTATGCATACTCTGAATTCATTAAGGGTGGTGCTTTGATAGCAGCATTGGTACTGGAAGCTAACGGTTTCGTAAGATACACACCTGGTCTTCAACAACATTTGGATCCAGATGGTTTACCACCATCGAATATTTATGAGAAGTATCCTCAGGCTCATATGTTAATCGTGCAACCAGAAGGCCGCAAAAACCCCAAAGATTTCTATACATGTTCACTGTGTGGTCACGTCTATAACGAATGTCGTGCGCTCGATGCCTCTGTATCTGCTGCCGATAAGCATAAATTTTATGTTTCCACGTATATTATAGTTGCTGGTAAATTTGGTGGTGTGCAAGATATAGCTGAAGCCACAGCAAACAACATTTATGGACAAAAAGTCAAAGTTATACTAGGTACCAAGAAAACAGGACAAGGTGTTGATTTAAAGTGGGTCAGAAAAATACATATCTTGGATCCTTGGCATAACAATACCCGTATTTATCAAGCTATTGGTCGTGGCTTAAGACATTGCTCACATGCAGATTTACCCGCACATATGCGAAACGTTACCATTATAAAATATTGCTCTGTTCCTAATGACGAAGCTTTAGATATAAATACCACACAAATTAGTAAAATCGACATGGATGACAATGTCTTAGTGAGTGGAGCAGATTTAGGGTTACAATATCGTGATTTCTTCACGGAAACAGTAGATGAGCATATGTATAGACGAGTTGTGCGTAAAGATATGTTAATTAAAGCTTTAGAACGCGTGGTTAAAGAAACAGCTATTGATTGTGAACTTAACAAAATGAGGAACTTTTTCGATGATCACGATGTAGATTTTAGTAGAGAATGCGATTTCACTGTGTGTAAATATGATTGTGATGGACAGGTAACGCCCATTAAATATATACGTCGCATACGTAAGTATAATAACGGCAAATGGTACATTGTAGATGATGAAGATGCGGTTATCCAAAAAGATGATTTGACAAGCATTAAACACTTAATGGATCGGGTAATAGATGGCGATGTTCAAACTAATCAGCAGCTGTGGGACAACCTTAAACCACGAAACATGGTTTTAGAGGAAGCCGAATATCTCGATATGTTAGTGGATGTACCATTAGTTGATATAGATGAAAGCACATACGATATATATTTCTCCTTGCCTCAGATTGATCGTGCTATTAAAATTATAACGCGGTTGTATCAGCAATATGAAGCATTGAATCTGGAAAAAATCATATACATGGTCAACAAACATGATGGTAACCTGGAAAAACAGTACATTTATATGGCGTTGGATAAGCTCATAGGTAAACCACCCAAAGTTCAGCCTGTCACCATTATAGACAAATACGGTAGGCGCGGGCATATAATGTATCATAATGGTTTTTACATTTATCAACCCAATGAACTTAGTGATAAAAGAATACCTATGCAATACAGACAAAAACCGTTGAACTTTAAACGCAGATATTACAATATGCAGATATTGGCTCCTAAGGAAATTAAAAAGGTTATTGATAAGGTTGAGCAAATTGATCAAAGTAAAATTAACCGCGAGTTAGCAACAATGAGAGCAAATAGACCCGAATCAAGTATAAAGTATATTCATAAGATGTATTTGTGGCTCAACAAGTACACTCCAGCTGAGCATAAAACACTTATTGAAATTTTGCTGCTTAATATGTTTGATGAAAGCGTAAAATTAAAAGACATAAATGCGACAGATGCCTACATATTAGAATATTATTTGAAAACCGGTCTTTTATTATTCAGTGACTGGAATCCTAAGGAAACAGGAACACCTATTGACATTATCCCGTTGATTGATGATATGAGGAAAACAAATAAGCGAGGGGTCATTCATTTCTTGACATCGGGAGATGTCCGCAAGTTTTTATACGATCCATCAAAAAAATGGTATTGGAGGAGTATGGATGATGGTGATTTGGATTATTACAAGAGTGCACGGACTACTTCGGCAGTGGAAGATTTGGTTTGCCCATCGGCGCCAGGATTAAACGGGGGACCTCGAGGATTGATTAAGATTTATCCACCTTTGAACCAGAAGGAAGACGAAGGTTTCTATTCCTTTATATCTAAACCTCAAACATCGAGAGATTGTCGTATGTTGATTAAAAATGGTACAGAATATATTGCCTTACTTAATCGTGCGGTGCGTAACTTACAGGCAGGTTATCCTGGGCAGAAACAATTAGCTAAAGCTAAATTTAAAATAGTTGATCAAAACTACAAACAAACAATGACCACAAAGTCCGGTAATGAATCTATGAGAACACATCTAACTGGGTTAGTATGCAGCAGTGCTAGTTTAGATAAGACAAAGATTAGTATGGGTAAATTAATAGACGTCATGAAGGAAAATTATGAAGAATACATGGCACCCCATGAAGAATTATCATGGGATGATTACGCGGGATTATTTAAAATTAGTGTGGGTTTGTCTAAGAATAATGCATGCACTAAAATAGAACATATTTGTATACTCCTAGATTATTACCAAGTGGGTGGTATGAAATGGTACTTGACACCATTAGAGACTGAAATATATCGTCCTAAAAAATAACAAAATGATTATCTATTGTATACTATATGAGTAGATTACTTGATGATGAAATACTCTTCACTGAGAATTCTAAAAGATTAGCTATACTTCCTGTACTGTATAAAAGAATATGGGCAGATTATAAAAAATTGCAAACTTCATCGTGGTCTAGGGAGGAAATAGATTTCAAGACTGACATAGCGCAAATTTCCAACAATGAAGTACCTGAAGCTGTCATGTATGTTGTTGAATTTGTCTTGGGCTTTTTTTCTGGAGCTGACAAAATAGTAAATGATAATTTGGCTGAAAATTTTCTCCGTATTATAAAAATACTAGAAGCCCAGTTTTTTTATGGTCAGCAAATCCAAAACGAAAATGTACATAACGAAACCTATGCATTTATGATTGATGTATTTTACAAGGACCATCCTGAGAAAAAGGCGGCAATATTAAATGCAATAGAAACAATGCCATGTGTTAAAAGATTGTTTGATTGGTGTATGAAATGGATTAAAAGAACTCCAGCCATGGAACGAGCTGAGAATCCCATACTTCAACAGTATGAAGAACAGGGAGCCGATGATGAAGTTATTGATGATCTAGCATTCATTTGGTGCATGGCTAAAATTCTTGTGGCATTTGCTTGTGTTGAAGGTATCATGTTTAGTAGTGCTTTTTGTATTATTTTCTGGATTAAGGAAATGGCATTATTGCCAGGGTTTACATTCAGTAACGAACTTATCAGTACCGATGAAGGATTACATCGCGATTTTGCATGTTTAATGTTTAATATGATAGTACATAAACCTCCGAATGAACAAATAATTGATATTATACACGAATCGGTAGCATTCCAAGAAGAATTTGTCAAAGAAATGTTGCAAAAACCGCTCACTAATATGAATGCTGATTTGATGAATCAATATGTAAAGTTTACAGCCGATAGCTTATCTAATGCGCTGCAAATAGATAAAATATACAATGTAACGAACCCGTTCGCATTTATGGAGAAAATATCCATCAACGGACAGACTAACTTTTTTGAACGGCGAGTAGCAGAATATAGCTTAGGAGGTTTTGAAGAAGACGACGATGACATAGTACTAGACGACGAATACTAAACGTCTAAACATCTAAACATTATCTATGTTCAAAAAATAATAATAAGATATCACACTTATCAAGGTAATATGGCAAATATAATAGACATGTCTTCCGAACGTAGAGTAAAATCAAATCACCATGGCGGATTACAAGCTTTGGGATTTAGAAGGCCGCGCCCTCAAGCTAATATGGGTATGATGGGCGATGCAAGTTCCCAAGGATCGGGGGAACTTGCAGGTAATGTTAATCTTAGCATGTCTTCTATTTCCGAACAGACTGAACGACCACAGTTGAGAGCTAAGGGTCATACAATACCAGGTGTTGATTATGGGTTAGATTTATTAGGTAGTGATGACGAAGATAATGGTCAAGGTCAACAAGGTCAACAAGGTCAACAAGGTCAACAAGGTCAACAAGGTCAACAAAGTCAATATCAACAACAGGAACCACAACGATTTCCAAACCATCAGCGCCCTATGCATCAGCCACCGCAAATGAGTATGCGCTCTGCATCGCCACCTACTATGCCTGGTATGCCGGGTATGCCGGGCATGGGCATGGGTATGCCCGGCATGGGCATGGGTATGGGCATGGATGATAATGCCAGCATTATTGGGAGCGACGGGGGTATGGGTGGTTTTCTTAATGATGGTACACGAGACCGAATAGAACAAATGAATCAACCTACACAAATGGGATACGATGAAATAAGAAACAAGAAAATAGAGCATGTGGCAGATTTCCGCAGACTGAAAAGTCAAGGATATGTACCTGAAGGTCATAAGGATATTACTATGTCTACTGGCCTGGAAGAAATGGAGGACATTGTTCAACGATTGAAAGATCAAAGAGATTTGGATGGCAGTATCAAATTCCAACGAAAAATTCTTATAGGATTTTCTGGTATAACTGAAAGTATTTGTGAAAGTGAAGAATGGAATATATTTGAATTAAATTTGCATGGATGGTCACAAAACGTTACAGATAATATAAATGAATATGATGAGGTATTTGAAGAACTTTACCACAAATACAAAGATAAGGTAAGCATTGCACCAGAGCTTAAGTTGATAGGTATGGTTGCCGGTAGCGCCTATATGTTCCATATGACTCGCGACGTATTTAATCGTGATGCTGGTAAAATACCTGGAGTTGAAGCAGTGATGCAACGCGACCCCGAATTCAGGAGACGTTATCAGGAAATTGCTACCGAAATTGCTCGCGAAAAAGGAGTGTCGCCATATAATCCAAACAGAGGTGGAGGAATGGGAACAATAATGAACCTTATGGGAGGGTTAAGTGGTAGACAACAAGCTCCTCCTCGTCCGCAACAAGGACAACGCCCTCAGCAAATACAACCTCAACAAGGACAACGGCCTCAACAAGGACAACGGCCTCAACAAGGACAACGGCCTCGACAAGGACAACGGTCACCACCTCCTCCACGCAGAACTAGAACCAGAATACCAATGGATGACCCAGATGATGTTGATGGATTGTTGCAAAGTTTAAATGCTGGTCCTGAAAGCGATGGACTTTACCAAGAGGATGAAATAGATTTGTCAGAGATTGACAGATTCTCCGACCTTGCTTAAAATAAGGAATTATATAGTTATGTGATAGTATGAACGTGAACTTGAACGTTCATGTTCATCTTCTATATCATTTCGACATGCGATATATTCCCACAAGGGCGCAGTGCGTTCGTTACCAACGTAAAGATGAAGAGAGTAGTCTCCAATCTTAACCTTATTCCACACTCCTTTACGGATTGGCAATATGCCAAGGTTCATATAAGTATGACCATAATGTCCGATGTAACCTGAATCTTGTATACTGCGGACATTACCATCTGTAGTAGACACTAGTGGAAAATCTGGATGTGGGGGATCGTAGTCCATATCTGGATCTTCTGTAGGCGCATATTGATAAAGAATCACGAATTTCTGGGTTTTCGCGTTCCACATAATTGTATGATCGCCTCTGTAGTCATTGTCGGCATCTGCGAATAAATCTCCGTGACGTAGTTCTGTACCATCATCTGGTTGGTTAAGTTCACAGAGTTCTTTGTCAAGCTTAGGTAGAGACATTGGGTCTATATCTATGCAGAACCCTTCTTCGATATAGTCCTCACGTTCTTGAAACCAGCCAGGTACTGTTAATTTGTATTTACGATGTGTTGTAAGTTCATATGGTGAAATCAGCTGAGTCATGATTATATTTTCCGAAAGATCAATTTATACGTCCGTCACATCCCCATACTTGAACAAATCTCTTTTACATAAAGGGCATGTGCACTCGTACATAAGCCAAGATGTGATGCATTTAGAGTCACTTTCAAGATATTCCGATGTCAGATGTACACAGCTGGAAACAATATTTAGATTGTTATCTGAGCAATATTCTTCTGTCGAGTTCAAGATATATTTATGCGGAGATATGAACTTTAAGGAAGACGATCCATATGAACCAATATTGATTCCCAGCACTTTCGCAACTATATCCACACCTGACAATACAAGTATAGACCGACTGTATTCTAATTCTAGTTCTAATTCTATGTGGTCGCATAAAATGCTAAACTATTCATACGCGAAAAATTTTTTACCAATTTCAGTGTCAGACCATGTTGGACATTTATATATCTTAATTAATGCAAACAGAGCATCTGTGTCGAAATTATATAAATGTCCTATATGTAAGGAGTGGGGTAACAGCTCTTACGGAAATTGTAAGAGGGGACACTTATTCGAACCAAAACTCTGCGCGGTTCAATGGCTTAGAAATAAAATAATACAAATATTAATGGGTAATTCTACGACTAAACAAGTGCAAGAACAAAATAATTTAATAGTGAAAGCCCGTTTATTAGAAAAACAGGTCAAAGAATGTAGTAAAGTTGATGCTGGTGTGGCAAATTCTATAACCTTTGTCAAACAGTCGCGCAAATATACAAGTCTAATTCTTCCCGGTGGTGGACTTGCTAGTCTGTCATCAGTATACATGATGGAATATTTATCTAAGCATGGATGCATTGATAACATTAAATCTATAGGAGCAGGCAGTTTTGCGAGTATAGTAGCGGTACTGTACGCTATAGGAGTAAGTGTCGATGATATAAAGAAACATATACGGGATATACAATGGCATAAGTTATTCAACAAAACTTTGGAGTCGGAACCTTCGTCAGATATTTTTCATATTGCAAGTGAGTTTGGTCAATGCAATGGTAAAATGTTGCATGATACATTAACTGAATTAATCGAGCAGTACACCGGTAACAAGCATTATACCATGGGCGATGTATTGAAGCACAAAGGTATAGACTTGATTATAACCGCAGCTGATATTTCAACTCGTAGCATGGTATATTTTAATACTCTACAGCACGGAAATGTTCCTCTCCGCATTATATTGCGGGCGGCATGCAGCTTACCTGAAATATTGTGTCCTGTTATATTGGACGGTCATTATCTGGTTGATTCTAGTTTATTGGATCATTGCCCTACATATCTTTTCGATGCTTCATCTCACGATTTATACAATTATCAAATTCAACTGGGACTGAGCAGCATAAATCCTAATAACTTATCAATACGGTTGTTGCGAGACCTGCCAATTAAAAACCAGTCTTTAATGTCTGATATCACTATGCAATATGAGCCCATCAAGGTAAAAACCGCGCTAATTTACCGTCTATCATTAATAGACATCGCTGCATCATCGCAGGATGAAAAGTTTATTTCACAGGAAAACAATCTTAGATTAATAACGGTTCATGTTCCGTGTTTTTCTATCACTAAAACAACATTATCGAATGATGAAATGCAAAATATGAAATCATGTATAGGTACGGCAATGAGTCAATATGTATGTTAAGGAGTTTTAAATATTTAACTAAAAAAGTGGCAAATTCTTTCTTTTCCGAACTGAACGGTTCGGAAGTCTCTCATATCTTGTCCATTACCACCGGTCCATAGTGTCTGTTTCACCGGACACAGCATTTCCGCTGAAACTCGGGCTTTGGCCCTGGTTCTGGGTTTAGTGTTAAGTGAAACATTCAAATTCAAATTCAAATTCACATCACTGATGCTAAAATGCCGATTATGTTCCGCGAAATAGAAATCGTATACATCATCGCTGTCTGGGAAAAGATGGAGAAAATCTAATAAGTAGGGAGTATTCTTGTTATTTGAGTAATAATGATACCAACCATTCTTACTCATAGTGTTCTTATCCACGCTTGTTCCTGCAGGCACCGTAAGTTGCCCAACACAGTTAACATTCCCCATATCGACAGGTATTGTACTGTAAATTGTAATGATACTTATTTTAATAGTTTTGTAGGGGGACATGAGTACTACTTTTTTAATATGTGAAGTATTGCAGAGAATATACAGGGCTTCAACCATAGGTTCAACTATAATATGCATAACTTGACTATCGTCAGTTATATGTAAACCACATACAACTGAACATTTGTCTTTAACGGTTAATGATTTTGCTGCATAATATGGTGTTTTTCCCATATTATACTTAACATGCCGTTTCAAGTTAGTCATTTGTGTATATAATTTATTAATGTTAAGTTTAGGTATAATGTTTTTATTATTGTTCTTATATCCATTGACACATCTTCGGAGGTTATACAGTGTAGACATTTAAGAATTTATCCTGATTTCATTTTTCAATATAATTCCTTTGTTTATATATGGAAACATGGTTTCTCAATCTCATTTTAATTGTTATTATTTCATACTGTATTGGTAACACTTATATGTATGTCCAGCATGGTGGTGATCCTTATGCATGGATTAGGCCCTGGATTATTATTGATATGTTACGCAATTTCTGGTTGACAAAGTAATTAATAAAGGTTAACGGGTTAACATGAGAAGGTTGACAACACGACAACATGATTTTCGTAATCTTCCAGCTTTTGAAGTTTGTGGTCAATGCAACTTTGTACATATGCGTCCCAGCCAAGGGCAACCCCATGCATCTGTCGACATACCCAGCCAAATGAAGCTCCCGAATGACCATAAACATCGTCAACTGATTTGTTATTCAGATGCAGGATTGGGGTGCTACCGAACGTTCTCAACTCGGGATCTGAACAGAACTGAAAACCAGTCAGTGAGCTGGGCTCCTTCTTGAAATAGTCCACTAGACCTAACGTGGTCATAGCAATGTAATGGTCAGATAGCATTTGGCAATCTCTGTGGAAACTGAAATCTCCAATGGCAAATGTTTTTCCTGTATCCAACTGGGTCTTGAACAAGCGAAGCTCCTTGAGTTCGTCATGATAACCTTGAAGTTGTTTTTTCAATCTCGAGATGCAAGATGTTACTTTGGTAAGGGCCGTTTCCAGTAGCAGCTTGTGGTAACTGTCCTTATCCATCGCCAAATATGTCCTAAGAGAGCCCAAATGGTACAACGCGTTGCGACGACCATTCTCGTGGCGCATACATTTGCGTACTAGTGGTTCGAGCTGTTCGCTATTACCGTTTGGATATTTGTACACAGAGTCTCCATGGTATGAAATAAGTTCTCCTGGTTCATTGGTCTTAATTAGATTTTGCGTTTCACTGGAAAGTGAATCTGCGAAATATTTGACTTCGGGTGTAGTCAAGTATTCGTATTGGTCCTTTTCATTAAGATTTCCACCCGTTCCCAATTTAGCATAACTCTCGGCGAGTTCGCTACAGGTAGTGAAATATGGCTGTACATTATCCGGAACAATTGTCGACATAGACATATTACTTTCTTCCAGGTGATCAATTTTTAATTTGTATTTGTATTTTGTATTTGTAATATTATATGGACAAGTGGTTCCAAGAAGGAGCACCATCAAGTTATAAGATTCAGGTAGAATACTTGGATATTCCCCAACATATGAAGTTAAATACTAAGACTGTCGACACACCATTCAGATTTAAGAGTTTTGAGGAAGCTCAATCAGCCGCTGAGGATATGTTCAATGGGTTTAGTGTCAAAATAGTAGGGTCTAAAGACACGCCTCATTGGACCATGGAAGCACCCAAGCAGCAGATCGAAAGACAGGCATTGAACAAGAAATCATGGTATGACCTGTATGGTGTAAGTGCAGCAGGTAAATCCCACGTTAAACCCAAGAGAAATGCTGATTATAAAATTAGTCCTGCTATCAAAAGTTTAGCTAAAACTAATACGGTGAAAACTACACCAGGTGTGCGCAAACAAAAACCAACCTCACAAAGGGCTCAAAAGGTTCAAAAGGTTCAAAAGTCTCAAAAGGTTCAAAAGGTTCAAAAGGTTCAACGGAGTCAATAAACAGTATGCAAACGTTCAATAACTTAATACAAATAATTTTAGGGTGCGGCATTTTCCCATATCCTAAAATTAAAAAATATTCAGCGCTGTCTTATATGACGGATTCGATCTATAATACATTTACAGTTATTGATACGAGTATTTCAACCGATCGATGGGATGATGTTAAATCATATACATCTGTAATTCAGACTTTACAAGGTCCCTTAAATGGAAATGTTATACTTAACTGGGGTACCAGTAATGATGATGGCGAACCAGTAGGTGATGAAGATATTATAGCTACCAATGAGTATGATGTATCTGTTAATGCAGGCGACACTTTAACAAGACAATATGACATCCGGACTAGATGGTTAACTGTTTCCGGTGATTTTAATACTGCAGACACTAACAGTAGATTGGTCACATTTTACAAAAGGACACCAACGGAAATAAAGTTTAAAGACGATGAAGATTTAGCACTGGTTTATCGACATGAGGACGATGACCAAGTCTTAATAAGCGAATTAAATAGTCTCAAAGTAGGTTTAACGGGAGCTAATGGCGAATTTGTAGATTCTACTGAAAATGACAAGGATGTATTGGGTAATTCTCTGTATGTGCACTTTGCTGATTCTAATGCCGATGGCTTGGATACTACAGAAGAAAACCGCACATTGGCTGTTGGATTACACGACAGTAGCAATGTAGCTATATGTGCCACAGGCGAAGCTGGCCTGACAGTTATTGACGATCCTACATTTTTCCCTGATACTGATTTAGTTATTATGGTTGATCGTTCCAACAGCATGAAAAAACCTGATATTGGTGGTGAATCCCGATACCGTGTGGTATTTCATACGATTTTACCTACAATTATAGATTATCTTAACACCAATCAAGCTTTTGCTGTAGAAGGCAGAACACGTGTAACACTAGTATCGTATGCACGTCAGGAAGCGTCGTTGGACGTATCAGGTGACGATCTAGGCCAATCCATAACGGGTGCACGTCATGATGAGTTGGAAACATATTTTGGTGCATCATTAGAAGGTACTGATCACAAACCATATCGTACTATTATACCTGGTGCGGTCGAGGCTCATAGCACTAATTATACACAACTAATGAATATTGTAAATGATGTATCTAACATTTTGATACCCGACAACGTCAAGGCAGCAGTTACCGGTGGCGATATGTATAAGTCGATGTATGGGTATAGCGGTTCTACTGCTGTTATGCACCACCATCACGATGTTACTGCGACAGATGCCTCTTTGGCAGCCTATTTTAATACCACTCTGACTTCCCCATATACATCCGGTTACCCCACCACAGCAATATTGCATCCAGCTACTCACCCATATGCTGTTCTTGATCGACTTATAGATGGTTCAGGTGTGGGTAATGTTGGTAGATGGGATGAAATGATGACAGAATCTACTGATCCTCTAACAACAAACACTTATGAACTAGGTAATACCGATGTTAGCGTTGTATCGTTCGATTCCGAATCTAGCAGGACAAGAATTCTTATTAATTTATGTGATGGAGATTTTCATGATGATCCTATTCTCGCAGATACTATTACTGATGCTGACGGTAGATATAGATATACAAAAATAACAACTAGGGGAGCTCCCATAGATGTTGATGAGACAGATATGGCCACAAGGATCTATGATTCGGCACAAGAAAAAATTCGCTCCGTGTTTGGGGATAAAATATTTAACTTCAATATCAATTCATCTGTAGAAGTAGATGAAAAAACGCACAAAGTAAGTTTAAGACTGGTATATGGCAACACTATGCCGGACGGTGTAACAGTAATAGAAAACCTTGATACTGCTGGATTGATTGACGCTTACAGAGTAGCTACAGAATCAAATCGAATCGTATCATTTGAAGATGAAGGGTCTCGTACGGTGGAAGGTATTCGAACAGCATTGGGAACTATGTTGGGTAGCATATTTGAAACCGAATTTGCCGGGCACCATTCTATGAAAATAGCCGTGGCTGAAAGTTCGGGTAACATGCAAGCCGCTACGGAACGCGTTGAACAAGCATTCTTTGACGGTAATGCTCTTTTCTATGCAGTTGCAGATGGTATGGGTAACAGTATTACAACAATAGAAACTTCTATGAACTTTGGCGATGAACCTGTGGCTTTATGCATCCATGGTACAGATGGTAGCGGTAACAGTATAGTACAAGGCAATGAAATACAGATTGAATATGTGGATCGCATAGTTCCTGTTGTTTATCCATTCCATTTAGAAGCAAGTGGTGGCATGACCACTATTATTTCGCCAGATCTCAGCAATACAGAATTTAAACTGCATAAATTAGGAGTGGGTAATGAAATGCCCACACCCATGTGGCTCAAAGTATACGATATTTCAACGGGACGGAGTGCTGAGGATGTAGCCGATATCAGCGATTCTATTATATACAATGTTCCTGTTCCAGCCGAAAGTTACCGCGATATTAAATTTAATAATGGTGTTGTCTTTGAGAATGGTCTCCACTTACGTATATTTGATGATTATCAGAACGATGTTGTAGGTGATTTTGGGGTCGGTGTGTTACATGTTGATGGTACTTATTCAGAGTACACGTCAACAGAGTGAGCAATTTAATTTTATAAATCAATTGGTATTATTTGATTTATAGGTATTCCACAATACAGAGATATATGGCATCTGTGTATAATTCAACCCCGTATATTCCGAGTACGGGAAATTCATACTCCCTCGATCAGGACAATGAATATCAATTTGATAATGACAAATGGGAGGACATTAAAAGTTATACGTCAGTGATTTTGACCGTTAGCGCAGGTACCCCAGGTTATGTCAAACTTCGTTGGGCACAAGGACATGAGTCAGAAGAAGGTGACGATATTTTCCCAAATGACACGGACATTACTAATCCATTGGCTACTGACCAATTTTACTATTCGGGAGACAGTGTGTTAACCAAGCAATATGACACACGTTCTCGGTTTCTTAATGTCTGGTTCGACGGTTCGCTGGATGGTGCTGTGGACGCATCTTTGGTATTGTCCACAAATTACAAAAAGATGGCTACTGAAATCAAGTTGACAGATGAGGATGTCGATATTGTAGCAGTGTATCAAGGTAATGATGTGTCCAACTCATTATATGTTGGTCTTACTGATTTTTGCGGACACCTAATCAACAGCACTTTAGAGGGACAGGAGGGCGAAGCATTATTTAACCATCTTGCAGATAGTTCTGGTAAAAGTTTGGCCACAACAGATAGTTATCGACAGATCACTCGCGTAGAGGAAACGGAATTCAGTTTCAACAACGACGTTAACAGTAATGATTGGTCTACTGTAATTACAGAAACAAACGAATTTATGTTACCTAATGATGGTTTGCCTGTTAAACATGGTGACATCGTTAAGTTTCTCCTTCCTCGCAATGGTGAAACGCGAGATACCGAAGAAATATTTGATACTATTGATGGTAGCGGTTATCTGGAGGTTCGTGCCAAAGTACATTTTACAGCACATACGGAAACATATACAAAGTTCCAATTGCTAGTAAGTTATGATATTGGTCAGTGGTTTGACGAAGACATTAAAATACACCACCCAGCAATAACAAACTATGATGAGATGGAGAGCGGTAATCCTGACTTTATATTATATGATGATGTGGAAGGCACGTACAAACTTTTAACTCATGCTAATAATACTTATGAAACGGTCGCCACTGTTGACAATTACTATGATATTATAGCAGACCCCAGTGGATTCAATGTCGCAGCAGGTGTCACGATAGGTCCAGGTAAAATACCACTAGATTTACGTTTTTACCGTGGCAGTTTCCACACAGATAACACATCTCAAACAAGTATTGTTGTGGAACGTCGTAACGATCCAAAGGAAAGTTTAGCGGTGGCATTACGCGATAGTAACAATCTTAACATGGCAAGCACACAGGGTGAAGACACTTACCATTTTCAACACGACTATTGTCATCCATCTTATCCTCGCGTTCTGATTGTTCTCGACGATGTTAATACGTATCCCGAAATGAATGCAATCGAGGAGAACAGAGATTTACTTAGATTTATAGCTGAATCATTTTCAGTATCAGGCGATTTGAATTATCATAACCGGGTATTGGAACAGACCCGTTACATTCCTATTTTTAATGATCCTGACCGCGAAGATGGTCCATGTTACTCTGTTATATTATCTACATCTTTGAACAGTATAGTGGGCGACACAGACCCAGATTTTATTTTACCGCCAAATCAACCAATTACTACAGCCTTTGGATTTTTGGAATTTGACTTCCCAACACTAACAGATTTGAGTTTTAATCTGTGGGAAACAGCATTAAATACTGTACCTTTAGTAGAAACCTTAGGATTCACAGATGTTGTATTTATAACAGCAAATGCTAATGATTTTAGTTATGGTGATGTATCCAAAGATGAATTGGATAAGCATACCGCTTGGCAAAATGTTAACCGTTATATTGTTGTTCCTATGACGGTGTCAGGTGAAGATTTGATACATTTTGTAGGTGGGAAAGATGAACGTATTATTTCATATCCTGACAACTTGGTGAAAGAAGAGGTCAATCAACCTGGCCAATTCAGCGAAATCTTTGATGAACTTATTAATCAAATACATAAGACTAAACATGAGGGACATAACGCGTTAACAGTTCATCCAGCGGATATATATGGAAATTCGCAAGCTGGAACAAGTGATGTGATTGAGGCTGCATTTGGCGATACTGCCCTATTTTACTCATTGACAGACTTAAGCGCACACATATTGGATAGTACATACACAGCAAGTGGTCGCCTGCATGATGGTAGTAATAACGCAATGTTCGTGCATCTGAATATACGACAACCGGAAAAGCCAGGTTGTGCAGAAAGTATCAATCCGTATAATCCATTACCCGTAGCATTTCAAGGCGAGTTTGATGATGGTAAAATGTTCGACTTAACAATAAGCGGTCCTCTTACCACTGTTAATGATATTAGTAACGGGCCAATTAACCTGCACTCAGTAAACATCGTCAACGAAACAGCTACTCCTGTGTGGGTACGGTTATACGACGTGTGTTCTGGATTAGCCAGTGCGTTAGAAGAAGACTTTTCGGTTGATTTATCTAACAATATATTATTCAATTTACCAGTTCCTGGATTGTCTACACGTGATATCCCGCTGGCTAGACCTGTAACAGTTGCGGAAGGTTTACATTTCGCGGCCAGCACTAACTATCGTCGTGATATATTATTTTATCCTCCTGGCAAAAAGCATATTTTTGTCAATGGTAATTATAAACCAGTCACCATAACGGCTTCAGTTTTGGAAGATTTGCTGGACAATGATGTTGAAGCATAATAACAATAAGTAATCATTATATTATACTAAAAATTCGCGCGGAATTTCCCCGAGTCCGCGCGAAGGACCAGCTTAAAAAATAATACACATGATATAATGTCTGTATTTCTATCTCCATCATTATTACCAGATACACTTACTATTGATACAAATATAACTGAATGGACCGGAATTAACGATACACAACTAGGAAATCTAGTAGAAGTACCCGTAGGTACCGCATTGTCAGATAATAACAACACACCATGGTTGGATGTTAAGTCCTATACCAGTGTAGTATTGACACATGAAGCTGATGACGCAGGTACCGTTGTATTGTTATGGGCAAATACCGACCAGGATACTGACGACGTTGATGCACGTCCGCGTGATATCAATGATACAATAGCAACCGATACCTATACTGTGGATTCTAATCATATAACACGCCAATTTGACATGCGTGCCCGTTGGTTGAGCATAGTTGTTATATCATCGGATACTGAATTGAAATTGACTTATGGCTTCAAAAATCAGCCAACCGAAATCAAATTGACCGACGACTACACACATACCGCTCATGTACAACAAGGTGAAGTGGAAAATTCACTGAAAGTGTCCTGGGCTGACGTGTCTGGTGGCATTTTAACTAGTACTGGAACTGACCATTTGGAGAATAAATCTGCTCTTTATGTAACTTTGACTAATCATGAAGCATATACACTTGACTCAGTACCCGGCGAAGAAAGTGTTATTAACACTTTAACTGTGGCTTTAAGGGACAATGACGGACTCGATCTTGACTCTACAAGTGTATCGGGTAGCATATTAATAAATAGCAATTTGAGACAAGACTGGAGCAATTATATCATTATGGATGACTACATGTTGATGTCTTCGTCTGGTACCGAACTCGGCGATACCGTAAATCTTAACAATATTACAATTATAGCATCACTCAATAGTATTACTAATGTAATATCAGATGTAAGTCTAAATGGTGAAAAATACACTGGTAACTTAACTAATCTTATTAAGCCCGGGTATGTCATATCTGATGATGATAATGGTAATTTGACCTTTATCCAGAATATAAATGCCCTAGGTGATGTCAGTTTGGTTGGTATTGATGTTAGCGGAGAAGTAACCATTAATTCACAGCTATTGTTTACTGGTATTTTAGAAAATTTGGAAGGGTTGGAAAATACAATAGTCATAGTACCCACACATCATTATGATTCTAGTTATGTAGCATTATTAACAGATGCCCCTGAGTATTATTTTGAAACCATCCGTGATTTTAGTTTCAGTGAGGTTGAAGCCACATATACTTCTATATCGGGGGCATTGGAATGGATGGATGATGAAGGATATCCCGATACAGATGCCAGTAACCAGATAGTTTACATATCACGCGGCGAATTTAGTATACCGCCATTAGCTAACCATACTGTAACATCTACTGAGACTGATAATATATTCTATCTTGATTTATCTGTCAGCAAAGTGGAATTGGACCCGTTAGGTTCGTATGTTGACACTATTCTTGGTTATCCTGTAGAAACATTGCATAGACATGTGAGTGTGCCGGAAATGGATGATCCTGATAACAGTTTGTCATATTTAAAGTTACAAGAAATAGGTTCAACAGTCAGAGATTTTCTATACGGTAATGTATATACTGGGCACAATTCACTGCATGTGGTGATGTCCGATGTGTGTGGTCATGCACAAGCTTCCTCAAACATGACAACTGAGCCTGACAGGTTGTCTCACCCTAAATTTGGCGATGTGGCGTTATATTATTCTTTAGCCGATAATTCGGGCGTTGCCATAGGTAATACCTATACATTTACGGACAGTAGTAACGCTATATATGTGTATCCCGGTCTGCAAAACAATCAGCCTGTGGATAACAATAATCCTATGCCAATCACAGATAAAGAAGATGCCTTTGATACCCAGATGCATGACACCTCAATGGGTTCTAATTTAGTTACAATAGTAGACACGATCGATACAGATTTCAAGAGTTTCAACATACACAACCTGAATTTAGTTAATGAACTTGCAACAACAGCATGGGTCAAGATTTATGATATTCATCCACCGTTGTCACAAGTTGCAAATAATTTGGATAATGGACACCGGTTTATAGAACATCAACTGAAACTAAATGTAGCTGTTCCTGGTCTTGGTAGTAGGGCGCTTATTTTTGACAAAGCTATGACATTTAACTACGGATTAGTAGTCAGAGCAATGCATACACCGCGTTATAGTGATAATGAAGAACAGGACCGTGTGGATAACAACCAAGTTTATCTAGATATGACACGTACCCAATTTGCTGAATTGGAAAGTGGACAGTTTCCCACAATTGATTTCGATCTTGTTAACGATCCGGATGGTACATTTGGTACAACCTTCGATGTAACTATAGAAGGTATACAATATACAGGTTGGATAGCGGGAGACCCTACGGAAATTATACTGTATCTGGATGCTATAGAAGGCGTGGCCGCCACCTCGCGTGCTTTCGGGGCTGACAATACAATATCATTTGATATATATAACGCTGAGGGCGTAAAAATTGCCAGTGTTGGGGGTGTCTTGACAGGAGAAGGTTATGGTAACACATACACAGTTACCACCCCCCCTGGCGAGACATATGATTTCGGTGCAGGTCAGGGCGTACTTAATACGGTTATAAACACTAATGTCCTGATAGATGGAACAACCACAGCAAGCACTTTCACTGTCTGGAGCAAAGCTACAACATTCACAGATGGATTTACAAATGATGTCCAGGGTTCCCTATTTAAATTAGTAAATCAGACAGACAATACCACTATCCTTAAAGATAATGGTTTCTTAGAATCAATCACGGTCTTGCCAACGAATGCTAACGTGTTAAGACAGCTTGATATCAGTATCGGAGGAGGCATGTCATGTTATGATATTGCTGGTATAGAAGACAGTAGCTATGGCAATTTCACTGATATTAATCAGGATGGATGTTATCTAGAGGCTGACGAAGAAATAACCGTGTTATCCGGTTCACAATTGATTTTCACCACAGTGAGTGGTTACGTATCTGTTGTAGACTATGACACCTTATTCATTGATAACTGTGCAAATAACTATGGTGACGCAACTGCAGACAATTACTATTATGGTACAGCGTCTGGTGATGAGGTATCTTTCAATAATGTAGACCTGGACGTAAGCAGCCGGGCTTACGTATTTAGTACTCCTGCTATTCGTGGTAATATATATTATCATGACGACGATGATACAAGTGGTTACCGAGTAACGCTAATTGACGACGCGCGTCTAGTATCCGGTGCAGACATTAGTTTGTATTTTACAGATAATAACACGGGAACGGTTACGTATGAACCAGAAAATGGAATATCGTTTGCATCTGTAACATATGACGACCGAACTTATTGGCAATCAGATTTATATACAAGTACCGATGTCAGTTATGTTAGTTTTGCTTTCCATAATTTTGACTTATCGTTAATATGTGATAAGCGATTGGATTCCTCATCTGTTATGACACGACCGGAACATATACTGATAGAACACCTGTAAATTTAAATACCTTGTCCGTTAGTATTTACCTGACCTCAATGTCAATATCATAGGTATAATCATTTGCTGGCTAACTCTGTGGCCTTAAAAATGCATATGACCGATTTCTTAAAATACCTTGATAATTTGTTCCGCTGGTTGCCTGCAAACAGGGCATTTTTTAGTGTCGTTGAATATATGTAACGCGCATGAATGACATGCCACTAAATGCGTAGAAATCCCGTGTTCTTTTCGTTGTTCATACATATGCCACATAACTTGTCGTCTACAATATTATCATTGACTGGCTGGCCTAGTTTGTCCAGATTACATTTGAAACAATGTGTTTTGTTAGCAAATAAGCGGAAATTACATCCTTTGCAGATCCAGTCACCTGGTCGCATTGGTTTTTCAATGGCCCCGCTAGGTTTATTGGTATGACATTTTCTGCACTCGTTTTTACTTGCAAAAACATTAAACTTACATATTGGACAAGTCCAATCTCCTGCTCTTCGTTGTGACATTATTAACATTAAAATGCATTCATTTTAAATAATCAAAATGAATGCATTTTAAAGTTAATGTCTACTGGACTCTTGCGTGATCGCGTAAAAATAGAAACAAAGGCTATACATGATTGCGTAGAGCAATCACGTGTTATGGTAACTATTCAACTTATTTGAATGATATATATCATATATATAAACTTTTAGGTAAACACTACAGCGAAATCGGTCAACATTATCTGAAAGTACAACAGGATATAGAAGCCATGGGGTTTGATATTTCAATACCCAGTACAGAATGTAAAAACTATCTAGACCACATTAACACATTGACAAACATGGACCGTATGATGGCCAACGTTTATGTGCGAGTGTTAGCCGACATATCGGGAGGTCGTATTATAAGGAACAAATTAAACTTACGGAAACTACCTGTATCTATGTATACCTTTCAATCAGGACTCAAAGGAAAAATAGTTACTTGGATTAACCTGGAACATGAGAATGCCGACGCGTTTTTACAGGAGACACAGTGTTCTTTTGAATCTTATAGCAATATTCTAAATTAAGCATTTAGATACGTTGGCAAATGAACGACCAGCTCACTTTCCGCGTTGCCATTTTCCGAGGGTTTCACAAGTATACCGAACTCTGATACGCATTGCTTTGTTTCTGAATTGATATATGCATATAAACGTTCCTCGGGAGTATTGAACAATAGACATTTGACATATGTTTTTTTGTCATCATCTAGTTTAGAAAGATCTTTTTTAAGTTCATCATCAGGATTAACTACAACATAATCTACGGAGAATTTAATAGCTGCCCACTGTAATTGTGAATAAATATCGCCTTCCTTTTGTATTTTTTCGATGGCTGGTAATTTTATAGGGAAGCGGTAACCTTTGCTACAACTATATCCAGTAACCTTTAGTTGTTCTATAGTGGGTTGTTTTGTCCTGGCTGCTAATATGGGACTACTGATAAAGGTTGCTTCATATTTTAATTCATCCTCGATGACCCCGTTGCCAGGGACACATAGCCTATAATTATCCTCTTTGTCCTTTGATATAATTACAGTTGGCAGCTCTAATTTCTTGAACATGTTTTGCAAGTCGTGCAGTGTTTTACCTGAATTTATCCTTAACCACGCAGTACTTGCTGACATAACATAGCTCGGATCACTGATTTTTGATGTTTCTATTAGATTATGAGTAACTATGTCGCTGTCCAGTAATTTAGATGAGTTGGCAGTCTTATACATGAGAACTTCCATTTTGTTTGTTATTATTTAACTGGAAATCATTTTAAACTTTAAATATAAAATTATATATATATGATGTATACAGAAGTGCAAACGGCTGTTGAAAAATACTTCAAAGATGAATTATCCAAAGGATCTGCTATAAATGACATTGTACGAAACTTAAAGTCAGGTTCATTACCTTGGGATTTGCGTCAACTTGAATGTCCTATATCGGAAATTAGACGTATTGGACAACATGTATCCACACAGTATGTAGTAAAACAAGCAGAAGAACACAGCAAAATTACTGATTTGAACTATTAATTAATTACTTACTTGTTGCTGCGATCATAAAGTGCTGTCGCTAATTTTGTTCGTCCCACCCTTGTTGGTCCCAGACAGAAACTACATGTAATTATTTTACCACCACCGATAATACAACCACCGAAACGATTTCTACATCTTTTGGCATACTGTTTTTTCTTACCTCGGCGTGTCTTTTTGTTGATGTGATTGGCCATTAAATATGCGTTTATTTAAAATAAAATAAACGTATACGCAAATGCCTACGCGTTCCCAGGGCGAATGCCTAACAGTCATGTATACCATGATGAACCTGTAGTTACCCGCTCGTGCGGACTACGTAATAACGTGTTGAGATAGCGGTTCTTATTGAGGCCCTGCAAATTATTGAGGCCCCGCAATTTGATGATGACAGGAAGTTCCTACTATATGGAGGAAGTTTGCTCTGGGCTATGTGCGACGATGCTACAAAGATGAGTTTCAGCCAGCCGGCGGTCGTCTGTCACTCCTGGGTTTAGGCGCATACCGAATTTTTAAATAAAAGACATTGTCTTTGAATAACTACTTACTCTCTGTGTCATCAAAAACAGTCAATATGGAAAAATTACAGTTGTGTTCAAACCGCATGGCATAAACAGTGCCAATGCATGCACAATGCCCAAGTTCTTTCATAGCGTCTTTGATGTTATTTAATTGGTAAAGGCCTATTTTGGTGTCGGAATCATCTTCCATGGGAACTATAACAACACCTGAAAATAGGTTGTTGTTACCAATATGTTCCCTAAGGGCTGGATAATCATCCAGATCTTCGAAGATAGGTTGACCGAAATCATAAATAGCTATGCATTTCATTTCACTGTAGTATTCTAAAACTTCAGGTAAAGTCTTACCGTTTATTTCGGCGAACATATCTTCTTCACTATCGAAAAGACGATCATGGTAACCGGCATCGTAAACTATAAAGTCCACATCACGTATGTAAACGGAACTAGATGTCATTATGATATTATCACCCACATCAATTTAAATTAATAAATTAAATTGACATGTATATTCAATTAATGTCTGGTTATGCTAATTATTCTGGCCTCGATAACGCCTATTTATATACAGTTACTGTCAAACAAGCTACTCCTGATAACTTTAAAAAATATGGTAACCTAATCAATACTATAGAAGATTATCGAAAAGAAAAAGTTATAACAGTGCCTTGGCCTCGAACAGCAGAACAATTACCATTAATGGAAGGAACGGGATCAGGTGCAGGATATGTAGAAGACACGTTTCGTTTCTGGATAGATCGTGAAGGAAATTATCGCGCTCATAATTTGGCTGTAAATTCTGCAGCATCGGAAGCTTACATCACAGGACAACAACAAGATAATCTTATTGTTACACGCGAATTTAATTTCCATCCCGATGGAGGGCAGGTTTTTTTTAATACCTGCCCTACTGTTGATTTTATATTAGTGTTGGCACCTCCCACCGAAAATGTTCATCCAGAAGATTTTGAGGCCTTCTATTTCAAAGGCGAGGGTGGGTGCCAGATAAATCCAAACGTATGGCATCAACCACCCTATCCTCTAACAACAAAGCTAGAAACCGTTGAATTTATGGGAAAACAGGGAGCAGTGCATGCTTGTGTGGGATATGATAGTATGAATAAACATAATTTATTAATTGCATTTAGCCCTGATGTACCTTTTTTCGTGTTAAGATGCTTATACTTTGTGCTTGTTAACATTAAAATCATATCTCCCGTTGGTTTCCATAATCCGGGACGCAATTTAAAATCGTCCATTTCATCATAGTAAAAATACACATGACCTAACTCGTCTTCGCCGTCTTCACAGTGTGAACAATTTACTCTGACATGAGTACTGTTACAACCATTATGGTCACGTCCACAACAGGCATTTACAGCATCCTCTGTTGATGTCCAATGGAAACAATTGTCACAACGAACATCGTGTCCACTGGGTTCATATCTAGAGCGCAGTCTGTATGAAGGGAAATTCTTCATGTCCTCATGCATACTTTTTCTCTTATGTGAATCGGGTTCATGTATATACACAATAACATTATCTTTAATTTTTATTTTCTCGATATGTTCCTGCATTACATAAATTCTATTTTTCAATTTAATTTTTATAACAAGTATGTTATCTGATTTTAGCCAGATTGGCCTCTCTCCAACGGATCAAGTCTGCAGAATGATAATTACCTACATAATAAAAAGAAAACCATGAAACAAAGAGCACGTGAAAAACAATGGTACTGATAATGGTCAGTATAACTGTCAAAACACAAAAATAAGCACATGTCCAGCCATCACATTGCATATATATAAAAGGTTAGAAGATTTTAATTTTTGATATAGATATACATTCTTTCAGTGCGGTCTTTAGCGTTAACACGCAATGGTGATGTACGGTTCTGTAGATATACCATGTCAACAGGTGTATAGCATTGTTCCACGATTCGCTGAAGGTCTTCTGTTAATGCTATTTTTTTACCCTTGAGTGATTGATAGTTATTACCAATAAAAGCAAAGATACCTCCGGTTTTTGTAACCTTGCAACACATTTCAACGGTAAGACCCCAGTATCCTTCGAGCCAAGAGTCGTAATCTTTGTAAGTATCTATACTCTGTTCACCTTCCGGATAAATTTCCATATCATAATACGGAGGACACACCAATACACAATCGAATTCACCTTGGTATTTCTGTAAGAA